ATGAAGAAAGATTAATAGACTTGGAGTCAAAAGCAAATGGAAACCATTAAAGTTGTATTTGCAATACTGATGATACAAAACGGTTCTACCGTAGAGATGGTGCCAACTGACGGCCTTAGCGACTGTCTCAAGCAGAAGCGTATTATCTCTAGAAATATAGGTGAGGGGCAGGATGGAATATACATGCAGTGTAAAGAGGTCACAGCAGAAGTATATGAAGACATGGGTCGATTAAAAATTAAAAAGATTATAGAATGATAACAAGGGCACAAACTAAAATGACTACAAAAAGAAAACCAAAGAGTAAATCTAAAGTTAACGAAGCTGGCAATTATACTAAACCAGGTATGAGAAAAAGTTTGTTTAATAGAATAAAAGCTGGAGGCAAAGGAGGCAAGCCTGGCCAGTGGTCAGCTCGAAAAGCGCAAATGTTAGCTAAACAATACAAAGCTAAAGGTGGCGGATATAAATAATGGTAGGCAGAAGAGTAAAGCCAGTCAGAATAAATAATGAATGGATAACTTCTACTTACAAAAATTTTCCTATAGAAAGGTTATTAAGGAATGAAATCAAAAATAAAAAAAATAAAAAAAGTAATTAAAGGTTTGAAGAAAGCTTCTAAAACGCATGCAGGTCAAGCTAAATCGTTACAAAGTGCAATAGGTAAAAATGGCAAAAGATCCAAAAGTCGGAACAGGTAAAAAGCCTAAAGGATCAGGTCGTAGATTGTATACGGATGAAAATCCAAAAGATACTGTAAGTATAAAGTATGCAACACCTGCAGACGCAAGAGCAACAGCTGCTAAAGTTAAAAAAATTAATAAACCATATGCTCGTAAGATACAAATACTTACAGTTATGGAACAAAGAAGTAAAGTAGCAGGTAAGTCACAGCAAGCTGCAATAGCTAAAAAAGCTAAAGAAAGTTTAAGGAAAAAACATGGCAATAAAAAAAAGTCAACAAAGTCTTAAGAACTGGACTAAACAAAAGTGGAGAACTAAGTCTGGAAAGAAATCTTCTAAGACTGGAGAAAGATATTTACCTGAAGCAGCTATTAAAGCTTTATCTCCTGCAGAGTATGCAGCTACAACTAGGGCTAAAAGAAAAGGCACAAAGAAAGGTAAACAGTTTGTAAAACAGCCTAAGAATATTGCAAAGAAAACCAGGAGATATAGATGAGTAAAAAAGATTCAAGATTAGCAAGAGCGGGAGTATCTGGGTTTAATAAACCTAAAAGAACTCCTAATCATCCTAAAAAGTCACATATAGTGGTGGCTAAAGAAGGAGATAAAATTAAAACTATTCGGTTTGGGCAGCAAGGTAAAAAAGTTGGTACCTTATCAGGAACTGCAGGTAAACCAAAAGCAGGAGAATCAGCTAGAATGAAAGCAAAACGTAAATCATTTAAAGCAAGGCATGGTAAAAACATACGGAAAGGTAAGATGTCTGCAGCTTATTGGGCTGATAAAGTTAAGTGGTAATTATTAATTTATCTAAACAAAAAAAATTTTAAATCGATTCCTTCTGGGAGTCTAACATGCAAAGGAACATACTATGGCTTATCTTAATCATAACATTCCCCCTTTTTCAGCGTACATAAGAAACGAATATCTTTTTGATCATACAAAGGGGCACGGAGAATTTACATTCTGTGATGTTCATTGTGTGGCCTCACTAGAAAGAAGATCTTTATTATTTGAATGCTTACTACCAAATGGTGTTAACTGGACTCGAAGACCTATACATTCTTTTGTTTGGAAAAAGGAAGCACCTAAACATGATTTAAATATTCATCAGTATTGGGATTGTTTTTCTCCATATGTTAATGTGCAAAGAAGAAATAGATTAGCTAACTGTAGAGCAGAGTTAGTAGATTTTAAAGGTGAAAAAAGAAAAGGCACATACATGTTTACTATTGACTGGGCTTGGGAAGATAAGTCATCTTTTTTAGATACAAACTTTTCAGAAGATCCAGAACATAAATGTGCTCACATGTTTAGAATGGATGAAGGTACTTTTTTTGCTTATCCTAATAATAGAATTATTTGGTATGATGATGCTTATATGGAAAAAAGATTAGATAAAAATCCAGGTTACCTGATAGATCAAACATTTTATACAGTCGAAAATACAAGAGAAGATTCATGGACAGATGATTCGTACATGACTCAATTTGAACGTGAGAAGTGAAGATCTTTTTTGATCACATAACAGGCAAGTTAACACATTACGATTTAATATACTCTTTAATACTTGCACAATTTGAACCAGAAGAATATGACTATGCTTTAGATAATGGTTGGATTCCTTTGTCTTGGTACTATACAAAGCTTGATGGTCAAACATGGATTAATGCCAGAAGTTGTAGATTAGATCTAACTAAATTTAATTTTAATAAAAACAAAAGATATAAATTAAAAAATAAAGAAATAACAGTTAAAATATTTGATGACTTAACTGATGAGTTGGTAGAAGTACTGGCATCTATTTATAGAAAATACATAAGACATAAAAAGTTTTATGAAAAAAATAATGAAGAAGAAAGTGAGGAGTTTTACAGAGATGACCCTATTGATTGGAGATATTTCGTTTACTATCATAATGACAATCCTATTGCTTTTACAGAGCTTATAACATATAACAAACACTTAATTACAGGGCAGTTTGCATGGGATTATGAAAATCCTAAATTAGGTATGGGATCTTACGCTACACTGTATGAAATTAAATGGGCAATAGATAATGGATTTGATAAATACTACCTATCATATGCCTATGAAAATAGTAGTTTATATAAATTACATTATGATGGATTTGAATTTTGGACAGGAAGAAAATGGTGTACAGATAAAACCATTTATGAGAAATTATGCAAAAATGATGATAGTGTTAAAGACTTAGTTGATTTAAATGAATCTCAAGAAAAGTATTTTGAAATACTTGACAAAGAATTATAATAAGTATATAATTAACTTAAGATCGCCGAAAGGGGTCGAAATTTAATTTTGCTTAACGGAGGAAATTATGATTAGATCATTAATAGATTGGGAACCATATAAACCATTTACTATAGGTTTCGATTCATTCTTGGACAGACTCACATCCATTGAAATGGACTCACCGAGTTATCCACCATATAACATTTACAGAACTGGAGACTTTACATATTCTATTGAAGTTGCATTAGCAGGCTTTGATAAAAAGAATATTGATGTAACCTACGCTGATAATACTTTAACTATCAAATCTAAAAAACAAGAAGAAAATAAAGATACCTTACATAAAGGTATTTCACAAAGAGCTTTTACTAGAAGCTTTTGTCTAGCTGAAGATATAGTTGTTAAAGATGCTAGGTTTACTAACGGTATGCTTTGCATAGAATTAGAAAAGATTGTACCAGAGGAGAAGAAACCTAAGACAATTAAAATTAAATAATTAACGTGCCCCCTGACAGGAGATTAAATGAGTGTACACACGTTTAAAAATAGAATAGATAAAGTGTTAACTGATGCTATTCAAACAAATCAAGAACAAGTTTCTAATGGTGCTGCTGAAGATTATGCTACCTATAAATACTTAGTAGGGGTTGCTCAAACCCTAGCAGATATGAAAAGCAGGATTCATGATGAATATCTTAAACAAATCAAAGCAACAGGAGAAGATAATGAAGATAATTGATGAAACTCTACCAGAACCATCTGGCTTTAGGATACTTTTAAAACCTAGAGAAATTCAAGAAAAAACAGCAGGGGGCATTATATTGGCTGACATTAGTAAAGATCATCAAGCTTTACAAACTAATGTGTCAAAGGTGTTGGCTATGGGGGCCGATTGCTACAGTGATAAAGGTAGTCAGTGGTGTAAAATTGGTGACTGGGTACTAACAGGAAAGTACATAGGACATAAATTTAGATATAATAATGAAGAGTACTGTATAATAAACGATGATGAAGTTATCGCAGTAGTTCCTGATCAAGATAAAGTTTCTGCTAAATAGACTTGCAAGTCGCAAGTAATTAGCGTATAATATTAATAATTAACAGCGTTTAACGTGGGTCGCACCCAAAGGAGGTCTGATATGATAGACAATGAGCAAACAGAACAAATTGAAGAACTAGAAGATGTAGTTATAGATTTGGCTGAAGATGAAGGCGAACAGCCTGAAGAGACTAGTGATACTGAGTCTCCAACCACTGAAGAAGCACAAGAGGAAACAGATACAAAAGAAGAGACAAACGATCAGGAAGTAATTTCTGATGACACGTCCGAAGAAATAAAAGAAGAATCTGAAGAACCTGAAGCAACTGAAGATGACTCAAAAAAAGTATTCGGCAAGAGGGCTGAAAAAAGGATAAAGCGTCTTGTCGCACAGAAAAAGGAACTAGAAGAAAAACTCAAAGCCGCAGAGGATGAGAAATATTCTTTACAAGCGAAGACAGATCAATTCGCTAGAGCATCTGCTCAAAACGAATTGGATTCAATTAATAACTATATTGAAGGCCTATCTAGCCGAGAAGAACAAGCCTTAACTGCTTTGAAGATTGCTAAAGAAAGTGGCAATGTTGAAGAGGAAATCAAAGCAACTGATACTTTAGCTACTGTTAAAGCCGAGTCTCTCGTTGCTAAACAGTATAAGGCACGAGCAGAATCTCGTGTACCAAAAAAACCTTCTGGCAATGAATCCAAAGAAGAAGCAGTTGCTGAACAACCACAAGCTCAAAGAGTGCCTGATAGAAGAGCGCTTGATTGGCAAAAAAGAAATAAGTGGTTTGGGGGCAATGAAACTTCAGACAGAATCATGTCACAGGCTGCAGTTCTAATTCATAAGGAAATAATAGAAGATGGTATTATGCCTGATTCAGATCCAGATGAATATTATGCAGAACTTGACGCTAGACTTAGATCGGAATTTCCAGATAAGTTTAAAGTGAAGGGAGCTAAAAAAGTTCCAACAGTTGTAGGCGGAACACGTGCAACCGTCGGCACATCCAAAGTTAAATTGAGTAAAACAGAAGTTGAAATGGCTCAAAGACTAGGGGTGGATCTAAAAGAATACGCACGCCAAAAACAACGCCAGAAATCGGCGGGAGGACAATAAATGACAAAAGCAACTCAAAGTAGTCGTACGACACGGGCTTCGACAACTCGTAAAAAAACTTGGGCACCTCCAGGTAAACTTGATGTAGGTCAAGATACTCCTGAAGGAATGCACTATCGTTGGGTTAGACACGAATTATTAAATAATCCTGATGACGCAAATGTGAATAGCAGAATTCGTCAAGGTTATGAGCCAGTCAAACCAGAAGAATTAGGAGTAACAGCTCCTGATGTTTTGGACAAAGGTAAATATGAAGGCACTGTGAGATCAGGGGATCTTATCTTAATGAAAGTCCCACAAGAAATTGTAGATCAACGTGATGCTTACTATCAAGACCAGAGTAAAAGAATGGCCGCAGCTTATAACCAAGATCTAAAGAATGCTTCTACAGATCAAATGCCTGTCTCTGATGAGTCTAAAACAACGTACAGTTCGGGTCCAAGAACAACTAAGTTTGAAGATTAGAATTTATCCAATCCTAGTCTTCATTAATTTTTAACAATTTTTTTCAAAGGAGAAAATTATTATGGCTGGATTTGGGCTATCACCCGTAAAACACATCAAAGGTGGTGTTGTCCGTTCTAATAACTTCACCGACGGAAATGGTTACAAGATTGCAGCAACTGCACCAACTGCCTATTTTGAAGGCGACTTGGTTACGTTGTCTGCTGGTTTACTTGTAACAGACATGGGCGCAGCATCACCAGGTGCTGTTGTTGGTGTTTTCTGGGGTGCAGAATATCAGGACAACTCTACAGGCGACGTAAAATTTGTGAGATCAATCGCAAATGGAACTGTTGCTAAAGCAAAATACAAAGCGTATGTCTATGACGATCCAGATGTTATGTTTAAAATTCAAGCAGACCAAGCAGCAACTCCAATTACGGAAGCTGAAGTAGGACACAACTGTCAAATCGTTGCTAGTCCAACTGGTTCTGCAATTACACATAAGTCTGGTTTAGTAGCAGATTCAAGTACTGCAGCAACTGGCAATGCAGGTTTTCCATTAGCTATCTTAGGTAGTGCGGAAACTGACATGGGTTACACTGCAGCTGGAACTACTATGGACGTACTAGTTAAAATCAACACTCATCAATTCGGCATAGCTGCTGGAAATGCTGGGATTTAATTTAGGAGGAATAACAAATGGCAATTACTAGAGGTCAACTCCTCAAAGAATTAGTACCTGGCTTAAATGCCATTTTCGGAACCGAGTACGCTCGATACGAAGATGAAGCGTCAGTACTATACGATCAGGAGTCATCAAACAGAGCTTTCGAAGAGGAAGTACTTTTCCCAGGATTTGGAGAAGCGCAAACTAAATTCGAAGGCGCAGGCGTAGCATACGCTCAAACAGGGGAAGGCTGGGTAGCTCGTTACACTAACGAAACAGTTGCTCTTGCTTTTTCAATCACTGAGGAAGCTATGGAAGATAACTTGTATGACAAATTATCTACACGTCTAACAAAAGCTTTAGCACGATCTATGTCGGCTGCTAAACAAACTAAAGGTGCAACAATCTATAACGATGCATTTACTGTTTCTAATGGTGGAGATGGACAACCATTGGTGTCTAACGCTCACCCACTACAAAACGGTGGTACTGCATCTAATAGACCAACTACATACAGTGACCTTTCTGAAACATCTTTGGAAAGTGCACTTATTGATATCGCTGGATTTACAGACGATAGAGGTCTACCAATTGCACTACAAGCAAAAACCTTACACATACCAAGACAATTGGTATTTGTAGCAGAGCGTCTGATGGCATCTCCATACAGACCTGGCACTGCAGATAATGACGTTAATGCTCTTAAATCTACTGGAATGATTCCAGGCGGTTACTTCGTTAACCATAGATTTAATGATCCTGACGCATTCTTCTTGAGAACTGACTGCCCTAACGGCATGAAAATGTTCCAAAGAACTCCAGTGGCTACAAGCATGGAAGGTGACTTTGAAACTGGTAATGTAAGATACAAAGCTAGAGAAAGATACGTTTACGGTTTTTCTGACTGGCGTGGTATTTTCGGTAACAAAGGAGCTTAATAAGCTTAATGCAAGGGGGGCTTTAGAGTCCCCTTTGTATCTTGGATTTAACAAATCTTACTGACTGACCAAGCAGACTATATAGAGACAGTAAGAAAATAATAGGGACTATATTTCCCAGAAGGATTAAAAATGGCAACAACAACTTTTACAGGCCCAATTAAAGCAGGATCAGTTATAAATACAACAGGTACTGCTGCTAATGGCAAAATGAAAAACGTAGGTTCTGTGTTAATGTCACAGGTTACTACAAAAATTTCTCATGATGATACATCTACTGCGTCAACAGGCGTGGTTATACCTGCAAACTCTTTTATTTTTGGAATGGAAGTTTATGTAAACGAACTATTTGCAAATTCAAATGGATCAACTACAACTTTAGATATTGGCACTTCAGCTGATCCAGATTTCTTTGTAGATGGTTTTGCTTTAAGTGCAACTGCAACTAGTGGTATAACAAACCCTCCAGCTGTTGCAAGATGGAGTAACGTTGGAACTAGTGATGTAGAAATTTTTGCAAACATGGCAACTGGTAACGCAACTGCTGGTGAGCTATTTGTTGTAATAAGTTACATACAAAACGCTAACGTATCATAATAAAATAATTTGGGGAGGCTTCGGCCTCCTCTTCCTAGGAGGATAATATATGGGAATTTCATTCCAAGGTGATGCTAATTCGACTAACATAGCAACAGGCGCAACAGGCACTAGTGCTACTAGTGATGGTCAAAATACAACAGCACACAGACAAAGACTTTTAGCTCTTTTATTAACAGCAGGAAGTAATACAGCTACGGCAACTATATATGATGGACAGTCTAATGGCGGAACTAAAATATTAAAAATATCTGCAGTTGCAAACACTAGCACACATATCAATATCCCTGATCAAGGTAAAGTTATTGATACAAATATTTTTGTAGAAGTTACGGGCACGTCTTCAGAAGCTACAGTATTCTGGAATTAATATGGCTACTTCACAATCTAATAAAGAAGCCATAATAGAAATAAAAGGCGAACTAAAATTATTGCATCAAAAAATAGATCTTATGAAAGACAATCATCTTGATCATATGGCTAAAGATATTGACAGATTAACTAAATTTGTTTGGGTAGTTGGTGGTACAGTATTTGCACAAATGTGTTATTTAATAGTTCGCTCTTTAATGTAAGGAGGACATATGGCTACTTCAGGTACCCATAACTTTAATTTATCACTGGACACTGTAATACAAGAAGCTTACGAAAGACTTGGTGATGCAGCTAAAGGTGGATATGATTTAGTTACAGCTAGACGTTCATTAAATTTATTAATGATTAAATGGATGAATGAAGGAGTAAATTTATTTACTTTAGATCTAGAAGACACACAAACAACAGTAAATCAAGATCACATTACATTTTCATCAAGCACTTATTCTGATGTGTTAGATGCAGTTGTAGGTGATGCTAGTGACACAGATATAGGAGATGTACCATTAGAAAGAATTAGCTATGCAGAATACTTAGCTATTCCTAATAAAGCTACTAAAGGTAAGCCAATACAATATACTGTAGAAAGAAACGCACAATATAATTCATCAGGAACTGCAAGTCACAAAGTTTTTTTATGGCCTGTTCCTGACAAAACGTATGTAGAGGGCGGAGTCACTAAAAGTGCTTATGTATTTAAAGCATGGATGATAAAATATCCTGATGATGTGGGATGGGCTAGTGCAGCTAGTGGACAAGCAACAGTGGGTGGTCCATACATAGATTATACACAAAACGCACAAATACCTAAAAGACTATTACCAGCATTGATTAGTGGGCTAACAGTAGAGTTAGCTAATAAAATGCCAGGCTCTGTAGACATACAAAGGCGACAAGAACTTACAGCTATTTATAATGAAGAGTGGCAAAAAGCACAGGAAGAGGACAGAGAACGAGCATCGTTTGTTGTTACCCCATCAGTACCTTATATATAAATTATGGCAAGATATACACGAGGAAAACATGCAGTCTTAATGGACGACATCTTTGGTCGCAAGATCAAATATAAAGATGCCAGGACTCAGTGGGATGGTAAGAGAGTATATAAAGGCGATTTTACTCCTAAACATCCTCAGTTAGAACCTCAGAAGTATATGAAATTAGATGGCACGGATGCTTTAAAAGATCCACGTCCTGATAATGATGGAGCTAATCAAACTATCACTGTTCAATTAGGATCTTTGCACGGTAAATTTTCTGGACAAATAGCAGTACAGCCACCACTTGAACCACCACGACTAGGTTTAAGTCTACTTGATACTCCTGTCACAGGACTTGCAGCTACTTCACAATTTAGTCTGCCTGGTAAGAAATCTGCTGAACCTGTAACAGGTATTGAAATGACATCTGCTAACGGTTCTACAGGGTTATTCTTTAACAGTACTGAGGTTCCTCCTTCACAACTCGCAACTAGTAGCCAAGGAACAATAGCACTTCTGCAAGCAGAAGAAGCTGACGGACAACAAGCAACATCAGGTCAAGGGTCGGTAACGTTTAGTTCAGCAGATCAACCAGATGGTTTAGAAGCAACATCTGCACAAGGCACTGTTGGATTCTTTATAGCACAAGTAGCACCCGTTACTGGTATAGAAATGACCGCTCAACAAGGCACTACAGAATTCTTACAAGCTGAGCCAGTGTCAGGTATTGAAGCAACATCAGGTGAAGGAACTGCAAATATAGTTTTAAACTTTACTGAAAATGTACCAGGTTTAAGTATGACTTCTGAGCATGGTGGTCCAGGATTTAGCTTTAATTCTGTGGAAGTACCGCCTGGAATACAAGCAACTTCACAACAAGGAACTATAGCTATTAACACCGCACACCCTGTATCAGGGTTGTCTTCTACTGCTCAACGTGGTACAATAGCTGTAGCATTCCCAGGATATGGTTTAAATCCTTGGGGTCACGGAACATGGGGTAACTAATGCAATTTACATACGTACAATTAAAACAAGCAATACAAGATTTTACAGAGAACGACTCTACTGAATTAACTACAGCAACAGGATCAGGCATTGCTCCTATAGATGTAATTATAGGTTTAGCTGAAGAGCGAATGTATAAAGAGGTAGATTTTACCAATGCTCAATTTACTACTACTTTGACCTTATCAGCTAACACAAATACAGTTGCTGTTCCTCAAGATTTAATATTTGTAAGATGGATTAGAACATCTAACGGGGACTGGGTATATCAAAAAGATGAATCATTTATACGAGAATATTGGCGTGCCCCCGCTACCACATCAGGAGACGATCCAGCTTATTATGCTTTTAGTAAGACCAATAAGAGCTATACGTCTTCAAACAGACATACAAATTTCTTATTTGCACCAACTCCATCGGTTGACAAAACCTTAGAGATCAGTTATAATATACAACCAACAGGTCTATCATCTACACAAGCAAATACCTATTTAGGAGATTACTGTGGAGATGCTTTACTATATGCTTGCTTGTTGGAGTCGGGTAACTTTATGAAAGTTGACCAGGGGCAGATGACAAGATGGCAGCAACTATATGAAAGAGCTGTCCAAACACTAGCTACTGAAGAGCAAGTAAGAATGCGCAATTCTACTCTATTACAGGGTGAATTAAATGAAATGCAACGAACAACTAAAAATAGATACTAAAAGGAGAATCTAAATGGCAATTACATCAGCAATAGCAACTAGCTTTAAAGTTGAAATTTTAAAAGGTGTCCATAACTTTACTAACAGTTCTGGAAATACTTTTAAAATAGCTCTAATTAAAGCAAACGCTTCGCAAACAGGTACTTACGGTGCTGCCACAACTTCTTACACTACTGTAACTGGTAATTCAGATGAGCTTCCTAATGGTAACGGTTATGCTACAGGGGGTGTTACACTAGTGAACACCACTCCATCATCATCTGGTACTACAGCTCACTTAACGTTTACAAACAACGCAACATGGACATCAGCTACATTTACTACAAGAGGTTGCATAATTTATAACGATTCAGCTACTGGTGATCCAGCAGTTATGGTTATTGATTTTGGAGCAGACTATTCCGTAGCAGGTGGTACATTCGAAGTACAATGGCCTACTAACGATGCGTCAAATGCAATTTTAAGAATAGCATAAGGAGTTAAATTATGGCATCAACTTGGTCAAATTTAGGTTTGCGTTTAATGGCTACAGGTGAAAATGATAACACCTGGGGCGCACAGACTAATGATAACTGGAATAGAATGGAAGATTCTACAGACGGTTATATATCTGTCGCACTAAGCTCGACAACACATACTGCAACATTTACTACACAACCGACATCTTACGCTTCTGAAGAAGGAAGAAAACGTGTCATCAATTATACAGGTTCTCCAGGGGGCACGTGTACGGTAACACTTCCTAATATTGAAAAGGTGTTTGTGGTTAGAAATAATACTGACCAGTCATTAATATTTACTGCAGGAACAGGAGCACAAACAGTTACTCTTGCGTCTGGCTTTGATGCTCAAATTTATGTAGATGGATCTGATGAAGTTCACAATTGTTTTGATGCACTGTCAAATGCTGTCCCTACAACTTCACAAGTAGTTACAGCATTATCAGGAGCTACACTAACAGGTGCTCTTACTATTGATAATGATCTTACACTACAAGGAGCAGCAGCTAATATAGTATTTGATGAGTCTGACAATGCTTTAGAATTTGCGGATAATGCAAAAGCAAGATTTGGTACTGGAAACGATTTAGAAATTTATCATGATGGTAGTAATAGTTTTATTTCAGATGAAGGTACTGGAGTATTAGCAGTTACTACTAACGGTACTGCAATACAATTAAATGCTGCTGGTGAACAAATGGCTGCATTTAATAAAGATGATGCAGTAGAGCTTTATTACGATAACGCAAAAAAATTAGAAACTTATGCGTCAGGTGTACAAGTAACTGGAAATTGTTGGCTCAATCAAGACAATGGAATACTTGCAGTTGGAGCAGGCACAGACCTTCAAATAAAACATGATGGTACAGATAATATTATTGACAACCATGCTGCTGATTTACACATAAAACATGGTTCAGAGTTTCAAGCAAAATTTATTAATGATGGTGCAGTAGAACTTTTTCACAATAATGTTCATATGTTTTCTACTACATCTCAAGGGGTTCAAGTTGAAGCTGACAGAAGAATAGAAATCGTTAATGGCACTAACTGGTCAGGGGAACAAGTTGGAAAAATAGAACAGCATTCTGATAGCATGTATCACCAGTATAACACTAGTTGGATTGCAAGAAATTCAAGTGGTAATAATATGTTCGTTCTTGATAGCTCGGGAAATGGTACTTTTAACGCCAACGTCACAGCCTTCTCCGACTACCGTATAAAAGAAGATATTAAAACAATTGACAATGCACTAGACAAAGTTTCCAAACTTAGAGGTGTTGAATACACAAGAAAAGAAACAAAAGCTAGAGAGATTGGTGTTATTGCTCAAGAGGTAAAAGAAATCGTACCAGAGCTAGTAAATATAGAAAATACTAAATCAGATATTAACCCAGAAGGTCTTGAAGATTTACACACAATGAAATATCAAAATACTGTTGGTTTACTTATAGAGGCAATCAAAGATTTAAAAGAGGATTTGGATAATCATAAAAAGCATTGTACTTGTGGAGATAAATAATGACATTACCTTCATCTGGGGCAATATCAATTAACTCACTCGTTGGAGAATACGGAGGGTCTGCTCCTCATGCATTGAGTGAATATTATAAAGGTGGTGGCCTTGTACTTAATCATGCTAACAATGCAAACGTACCAACTTCAGGAACGATAGATTTAGCAGACTTTTATGGGCAAAGCAATACAAACCCAGCAGTTACACAGTACAACTATACTATGACTTGTGGAGGAGGCACTCCTGTAGGCGATACAGGATTTGATACTGCTGGCGCTACACATGGTACGAGCCCACAAAATTTTGGGTCACTTAGTAATAACCCACAATCAGGAAGCACTTTTGCAAGTGGTTTTAATCCTACAATTGTTTCTTGGCAAACAGTTCTAGCAGGTGGCAAGGCACCCACAACTAGCCTTATCTTTGAAGTCGCAGGTGCTTTTGCAAATAGTGGTTGGACAAGTCTATTCATGAGCTCAAGCGTCATTTTTTCAGGTACTGCCCAAACTATGACTAGAGCTTCTGCTAGTTATACTCAGTTGGGTAGTAATACTGTTTGGAGATGGAACAATATTATTTTTGCTTTTGGCAATGGGCAATCTGGAACTGTGAGTATTAACGCATGATTTTAGAATACGAAAAAAAACAGTCTATCGCTGTAGAAAACGGGTGTGAACACGTAGTTAATGGTGTTATTCGTTTTGATGATTTAATACGAACTGATTATACACCTACAAACTTTTCAGCAGAGCCTAAAAACTTTTTATTAAGAGATGGTCATATTGATTGGGATAAAAAACATTTAGATTTTGAATTAAATATGCACGAGGAATGGCTTGAAGAACTTGGGTATGATACAGAAGAATATTATGTCGATTTTAGTTCTCACAAAATTAAAAAAAAGAACCCATCAGTAGATGAAATGGTTATGAATGATGTTGAACAAACCGAGAGCATAAAGATATGACAATTAATTTTACAAATGATTTTAAATTTATTGAACAGCTTGACGATAGTTTACAGTTGTCTTTTGTTTACCATGAACACAATCCAGAAAAAAATAAAACTGGAGCATTGATGCAACGTGACTCTAAAGAAGACAGAGTTCACATGGATTTAAAAACAGTGCACCCTGATAGTGACAAGATATGTGTCAATGGCATGACATATATTCTTATTAAAGGAAAGATAAGAGCTACTTGGAAGTGGACTGATGAAGATGGTATTACTGAAGATGATATAAATGTATTCAAAAGCTATCACGAAAACCTAACGTGTTCTTCCATATTTGAAATAAATTATGATATGAATGCGAAAGAATTTACAATTGATATTGACTACAAACCTACCTTTACAGAATGGGAAGATCAGCCGTGTATTTATGATATTGACAGCTATTTTGCTAGCATTGAGTTTTTATCTGATGACGTAGAGCTTTTATGCGTAATGAGAAAAAATAATGTTACGGACTGGCAAGTTAAACAAACAGACTTGTTACCTGATCAAGAAATAACAGTTGATAAATCAGGAACTGATTGTTATGTTATAAATACTAATGACATTTTAATTAATGATACAGTTGCATATGAAAGAATAAAAGGTGTTATGCTTACAAATGATTCAGCCAAATATAAAAACACAAGCTCATCACCACAAAAAATATTGAAGTTTTATAAATGAAATATATAAAGTTTTTATTTTACTATTTAAAAAGTAAAAATGTAGAGACAAATCCAAGTGTAGATGTCTTGTTAGAAATAATTAAAGAGCTAGATAACAAGTCAGATAAAATAAATATTGCTAAGTTTGAAAAACATCCTATTGCAAAAAAATTATATAAGGAAGAACAACATTTATTAGATTACATAAATACACATGACTTTGAAGAAAATACATTTGGTTATGATTTAAAAGCATTTTGGTCAGAGCAGAGTGTAGATCTATTAAAAGAATATGCATCAAAAGTAAAACATAAAAACAAAGACAGAAAAAGATTTGGTGATTTATTTTGGATTCAACATGATATTATGCATTTCTTAAATGGTTATAATACAACACCTTTAGCAGAAGTTGCTGTCTTATCGTTTACTTTAGCTCAAGAAAAAAGATCTAGCTTTGTATTATTTATTTTAGCAGGATGGATTATTTCTTTTAAACACGGATTTATAAATGCAATAAGATATCCACGCATATGTTGGGAAGCATACAGAAGAGGTAAACAGTCAGAATGGTTTATGACTATCGATTGGAAAGAACATTTAAATAAAACAACCAACGAAGTTAAAAAGTTAGTAAATTTAGAGGAAGAACCAAAATTTTGGAATAAATTTTTAAATGAGTATATGCGTTTACATAATCATTTAAAAAAGAAAGCTGCGTAATGGGAACACTATTAAAACTATCACCACCATCTCCTGGTATAGTAACTGAAGTTTCAGACTATCAGGCACAAATGAGATACACTGACGGTGATTTAATTAGATTTAGAAATACTTTTCCTGAAAAGATTGGTGGATGGGAAGAAAGAACCGCATCTGTTGGCGCAACTATTAATGGAACTATTCGTTCCATACTGTCTGGTATTACTGATGCAGGACAACGATGGGCTATGTATGGAACTAACACTCACGTATATTTAGAAAATGGGCAAGCGATACATGATGTCACACCATTTAGAACAGCAACTAATACACTAACAAATCCTTTCACAACAGGCAGTGCAGGCACAAATACTATAACTGTAACATGGGCTTCACATGGCATAAGATCCACTAGTCCTCCATCAAGAGTAATTTTTTCTAGTATAGCAAGTGGAACAGTAGATGGGGTGACAATAGCTGTAGGTGAATATTTTGCCACAGTTGTTAATACTAATACATTTACCATAACTCCTGTTGCAGGAACAGGGGCATCAATATCAGGCACTGCTAGTTCTGGTTCTACAACTGGTGGTGGTTCTGTAGATATTAGGGCATTAACAAACAATGGTCCTGATGATAGTACCTTGGGTTTTGGTTGGGGTGCGGGCACTTATGGACTTAGTACATGGAACACGGCTAGAAGCACGGGAATTACACAAGACACTAGAGTATGGTCTTTTGATTTATTTGGAGAAGACATTGTAGGATCCACTGGAGATGGTACAGAAGAAATATATTATTGGGATGTGACTAATCTTACGTCAAGAGGTGTTACTCTTTCCCAATATGTTGCAAGCATAGGTTTACCTACTACTGGAATTCCTCAAAAGGTTGGAAGAGTATTAGTATCTACACCTGACAGACATCTAATTGCTTTTGGTTGTGAACCTGAAGGTAGTTCTGATTTTGATCCATTAACAGTTAGATTTGCTTCTCAAGAAACTTTAAACATATGGAATGCTGACGAATTAAATTCTGCAGGTGATCAAAGATTAGGAACAGGTTCTACAATAGCAGCAGTTAGAAAGTCAAAAGGACAAATGTTAATATGGACAGATCAAGATCTTTATGGTATGCAGTTTATTGGACCACCGTTTACCTTTTCATTTAATCAGCTAGGAACAAGATCAGGAGCTTTATCTATAAACTCCGTATCAACAGTAGAGGGTGTAGCCTATTGGATTGGTGAAAACAATTTCTATGTATACGATGGATCAATTAAAGTATTACCATGTCCAGTACATAATCTCATATATGGTGGTTTAAGACCTGATTCTAATATAAAAGAAAAAATTAGCATGCTACAATCACAGAAAGTATTTTCTGCACAGGTAGCAAAATATAATGAAATATGGTGGTTTTATGGAGCTGATGTTACTAATATAGACACAGGTGTTACAACTATAGCAACAGATATTAATAGATATGTAATTTATAACTACGTTGATCAGACTTGGTCAATAGGACAAGCATTAAATAGAACAGCTTGGGAAGATAGCGATGTATTTGATACTCCAATAGCTGCAGATATAAATGGAGATATTTTTAATCAAGAAACAGGATTCAATAACAATGGATCTGCAATGACTTCATTTATACAAACAGGATATTTTAACGGAGATCAGAACGGAGATCAAGTTTTCTTTATGGATAGAATAATACCTGACACAACTTTTGCAGCAGGCAATACTATTAAAACTGAAATAAATACTAAGAGATATCCAAACGACGCTAATGTTATAACTAAGGGTCCTTTCTCAATAACTTCTACTCAAGGTAAATTAGATTTTAGAAGTAGAGGCAGAGCATTCCAGGTTAAAATATTTAGTGATGCAGTTGATACTCAATGGCGTTTAGGAACTTGGCGTGTTCGTGGGCAACCAGATGGGACAAGATAATGAGTTTATATAGTAAAGGAATATACCCACAATTAACCGAAGAAGAAAGAGTAAATAAAACTATTCTTGCTAGAACGTATGATGCTTTAATACAAGCATTAACACTAAGAGACAATTCTCTAAGCCCAATACCAAGACGTTTAGCAGATGATACAGAACAAAAATCTATGAATTGGTTTTTAGGATAATGGCAATAAAATATGAAATAGTAGGAAAATCTTTAACGTCTACTTCACAGACTAGTTTATTGACAGCTCCTGCTAAACAACAATTAATAATAAAATCTATTAGGGTTTCAACTATGGGAGTATTTACTCCTTCAGTGACCTTTGAAGTAACAGACAGTTCAGCGTCTGCAACATACACAATTGAACGATTAAAAGTATTAGTGGGGAATCAAACTATAGAGTTATTAACTCACCCGTTGATATTAGAAGAATCAGATATATTGAAAGTAACTTCTACTTCCACAGATCAGCTAGATATTGTAATCAGCTATATGGCAGTAGCTCAAAATGAATAAGGGTGCCCCCTTGCAAATAGGGGACATATAAGGTATAATATAACAATGTATAACAGCCAAAAAATGGACGTTACAGGTCCAATACAACCTAATGATATTGTAATGCGTGCCTCTGAGATTGGGCAAAGTATGCCTGGTATCGGAGCTTTAGCCTATAAACAAGCTAGAAAAGGGGCACAAAAAGGAGTCAAGGGTATACACATGATTCCTGAATCTAATAATCAAAACGTAGATTTTATGAATATAGCTAGGCAAAATGTAAATGCACAGCTAACTGGCATGGCCAATGCAGTCGAGGCAGCTTCAGCTCCTCCTGGTCATATGCTGGCTTTTATTACACCACAAGAAGCAGGTATATTGAAACTACTTGGAGGTAGTGGTGAAATGACTGAGTCGGGTGTTCCTTCTTTTAGGCCTACGCCATCAGATACAAAAAAGAATACTGAGAACAGGAGAGAAAAAGACGATACTAAAAATAGAGATGGTATAAGCAGTCTTGATAAAGCTATGCGAAGAAGACCTGATGCCTTTGCAGCAGCAGATGTAGCAGCAGCAACAGATAGAATTACAGCTGCAGGAGGAAGTTTAGCTGATGAATTTGGAAGAGGTGGAAGAGATACTAAAGAACGAATAGAAAATTTAGGAATGACTCAAGCAGAGATTGATAAAGAATATGGTACACAAATGATGGCAGATAAAAGTTTAGCTGTCAGAGATATGATGACAAAAGCTTCTGGCTATAATCCAGATATAAAAGGGTATGATAATCCTTTTAATCAAGGCATGAGCTTAGATGTAGGATACGGTGCATACGATAAACTTATAGGCAAAGGGTATACACCACAAGAAATAGCTAGAATGAAGTTTGATCAAAGTAAAGGGTTATTAGGAGATATGAAGTTTAACGCTACTTTAGATGGAAAACCTGTTGGAGCATTTAATATAAATAAAGCAGGAGGATTTCTCGATAATGTATTTGGTAGAGGTGGTTTTACTTTTACTCGTGATTACATGGATCAAGGGAACCGTGGAAGAGATAGAGATAACAGAAGAAATTTTGTAGAAGAAATGATTGACCAAGAAGTGGGCAGTGGTGCTGGTGAAACTGGCGACTACTTAGATCCGAGTGAAGCGTACTTACCATCAGATTATACTAGTGATAGAATAACAGAAGGTGACTTAGTTCCAGGTCGAAGAAGATTTATGTTAAGAAAAGATGGTAAAAAAATTCCTGAAGGTGATAATTTAACTTTAGATGAAATAAGAAACTACGCAATGGTGGGCGGTTTTAATTTATTAGAACCATTTAGTGAGTACCAAGCAAGACGAAGACAATATTATGGTGCTCCTGATTTTGGTCAAGGCACAGACTTTGACTACTCTGGTTCAACAGGAGGCACAGGAAACTAATGGCTTTATTTGATTTTTTATTTGGTGGTGGTCAATCTGCTCCTGCAGTTCAATCATCAGGAATTCAAACCACTGATATACCTACATACGTAGCCCAACCTTCAGCTCAATTAATTGGTGCGGCAGCAGATGTTGCATCTGAAGATTATGTATCTTATGCGGGTCCAAGACTTGTTGGACTAAGTCAAGCAGAACAAGATGCAATTGCTCAACAAAGAGAACAAGCAGGAGAAGGTTATGAGGCGGCAACAAGAGGTATTACAACGTTAGGCGGCGCTGGTCAATTTTTATCAGGTGATGCAGGTACTAGAGGTTTAGTACAAGGAGGCGTTAACTTATTAGGGCGAGGTGCATCAGGCGTATCAGGTGCTGAAATACAAAATTATATTAATCCATATGTAACTCAAGCTTTAGATCCTGCGGCAGCAAGATTACGTGAAGAATCGCAAAGACAAACTATGGCTGATGCAGCTAATGCTGCACAGGCTGGAGCTTTTGGCGGTAGCAGGCAAGCAGTACTTCAAGGTATTAGAGGTAGAGATTTATCTAGAGGCATCAGTGACCTATATCAAAAAGGATATGCAAGTGCTTATGACTCTGCTTTGAAAGCCGCACAAGATGATAGAAAACGTCAAGTGCAAGCAGGAACATCTATGAGTAGTTTAGCAAAAGCTTCAACAGGCGCTGCTGATTCACTACGTAACATTGGATTAGCAGAAATTACTGGCGCAGCCACTAGACAAACTTTAGGTGCTGCAGACGTTGCTTCTCAACTAGGAGTGGGGGCACTAGAAAGAGGAATAGATCAGCAAGCTTTAGATATAGCATATAGTGATTTCTTAAAAGAGCAATATTACCCTAAAGAACAATTAACATTTATGAGTGGTATTTTACAAGGGGCACCGTATCCTGTAACTACGTACACTCAAGCAACCGCACCAGGACAAGAAGGTCCTAGCGGATTCTCTCAACTATTAGGCTTTGGACTTAACGCAGCTAGTGTAGCTGGTGGTCTAGGCTGGACACCGTTTGGATAAAATATGGCAGAAAAACCTAAATTTGATTATTCTCAAGATACTGGCTTTGGAAAATTTTTAGAGTATGGTGACTTTCTTGGAGAAGATAGTATTTACAATCCTCTTAATATAGGAACAGCTTTGTATGATCTTGGTGCTGTCCCTATAAATAAAACATCAGAATATTTTACTGGTTACAATCCTGGCTTATCAGGTACTAGGTTCTTTGGTAGAAAAGATAAAGATCCAAACATAGCATATTTTTTTGGGGCAGAAACTGACGCTACTCCAGGTTATTTAAGTTATGAAGAAAGAATGCAGCTGGCAAGGGAAAACGCAGAACGAGAGGCGGACATATTTCAGAAAAGACAAGATCAAATGCAAAAAAGGAAATTTGAAAAAAATAATCCTAAACCAAAGTTTGATACTAACATTGACAATTTTATTATTAATCAAGAAAATGCCATGGACAAATTTAGAGATCCAGACTACAAACCTGCTGATCCATTTCAAGTTGCTGGAGAAAAATCTTTTAATCCTGCAAGACTAGAGATAGGTAACATGAAATTAGATCAAGCTATTTTTGAAGATAAAATGGAAAAAGGTCTTAGAGAATTAAGTGATATATCTAAAAAGAAAATGGACGAGAAAGATTTAAAAGATAAAGAAGCTGCAGCTAAACTTGCTAAACAAGAAGCTTATGAGTCAAAAAGTTTCTTAGAAAAAATGTTTGATAAAGATGTTAGAGAAGGTGAATCTATTTCGAATGCCGATAAAACTTTTGCTAGTATGAATGCAATAAGTAGAAGATTACTAGAGCCTAGAAATCCTGGAGAATATCGTAGCTTCCTTGGAGATATAGCATTAGGATTAGATGATGCAGGTCAAACAATAAAAGCTTTAGAGACAGAAGCTGAAGACAGGGCAACGGATGCGGCGGCTGCAAATTTAGAAGCATTATTTAAACAAGCACAAATTAATGAAGCTACAGCACGAACAAGCAAGACGATGGCAGACGAACAAAAAGTTTATGCAGATATGAACTTAGACCAGGCAAAAGAATATAGAGCAGGTCTTACTGATGCAGCTAACATAGCTGTAGACCTTAGACAAGCGTCTTTACTTGACCCAAGTAAAGATCAACCTTCAGATCTATTAACAAATGATGCTAAGAACGCAATGATAGTAGTTCAAGGTGAAAAGGGATTAAAGCCAGGAGATGCAAAATACGCTGAAGCAGTTGCCGCTGAACTAATAAAAAGTTATGATTTAAATCAGAAACAAGCAATGTTAGAAGCGTTAAGCTTTGAATACATTCAAATGGTTGAAGATCCAGATTTAAGACAACAATTAACCGATATAAAAAATTCTCTTGTTATGAGCATGGCGGGGGCAATGGGCTCTGGCGCTTCAGATAATGAGGTGCCTTTTAACGAACAAGTATTAAACAAAAACAAAACCTAAGAGAGTTCGCTCTCTGAATACAATACGTAAGGAAACTAAAAGTGACAAATATTAATTATGACTTCATAGAAAGTCTAGAAGGTTTTGAAACAAGGGGTTACGTACCAGACCCTAAAGGATCTAATTCAGGAGTAACTATTGGCTCGGGTGTTGACTTAGGAGCAAGGAACATTGATGATTTAAATAAATTAAATTTACCTGAAGAATTAGTAAATAAATTAGAACCTTATCTTGGTAAACAAAAAACAGACGCTAAAAAATATCTTAATAAAAATCCATTAAATCTTAGTGACGAAGAAGCACGGCTTGTTAGTAGAGCTGTTCAATCAGATATGGCTAATAGTCTTGCAAGAAAATGGAAAGAAAAAACTGGTCAAGATTTTTCTGAACTATCAGAAAATAAAGCAACAGTAGTTGCCTCAGTCGCTTTTCAATATGGCGACCTTGCTAGTAAAACTCCTAACTTTTGGGAGCAAGTAACTTCAAATAATTGGGAAGCTGCTCTTGCTAATTTAAGAGACTTCGAGGACAAATATCCCACTCGTCGAAACAAAGAAGCAGACTTTCTTAGTCCTACACTACCTATACGCAGACCCATCGAGTCTAGACAAGAAGGTGGCCCAGTAGAAGCGGGCAAACCTTATCTTGTTGGCGAAGCAGGACCTGAAATTATTATACCAGAACAATCTGGAACCGTAATACCAAACAATCAACTACCATCACCATTTAACGCTGCTTTTGATTTTGCAGCTTTTGCCGATCAATACGCACAATTGTTTCCAGCAGAACCTGAAACTGCGCCAGTTGTTGAAAAGCCAAAAATGAAGTACATAAAGTTTGACGATCCAAAAGTACCTAGATTTGCTGTGCCTGAAAATTTATCAAAGGAAGACATGCAGAACTATATGAAGTCTCCTTTCGTTGAACAAGAAATGTTTAACAAAGGTTACTTGTATAAGTATGGTTTAGATCCTGTAAGATATGATGATCCTACAGATTTAGACGATTGGAATTTTACTGCAGGTGCTAAGTCTGGCTTTGATAATTTAAAAGCCATTGGATCTGGTGTCTTATATACTATGGCTGATTTATTTGATAATGAAGATGCTAAAGAAAAGTTTTCTAAAATGGTCGAACAGTATAATCTCGACTCAGGTGTGCATATGTTTAAAGAAGGAGAAGAGGGGCAAGTTGATTTACGTATAACCACCATAGAAGATATGTTACAAGATGAAAATAAACTTGGAGCATTTTTAGATTGGGCATCTTTTAACATGGGAGTTGGTGCAGCAACTATGCTGCCATTAATAGGGGCAGGTGTTGTTGGCGGAGGTGTAGGAGTTGCAATAGGAGCACCTACTTTATTTACAATAGGGACCTCACAAATAGGACTTGGAGGATTATCTTTCTTATTAGGTTCATATGCAATGGGTGTTGGTGAAGCGACTAACGCACAATTAGAAAGATCAGGAGATTCTAATGCAGCCATATCCATAGCCGCAGCTATTCCTTACGCTGCTTCTGAATTTGCATTTGGTGCAAGTTCTCAAATTGTATCAGCATTTGCTAAAAGAGGTGGTTTGACTGGCGTAAAAAGCCAAATGAAAGATTTAGTAAAAACTAAATTTAATAAAGTAGTTACAGATCCGTCTATTATAAAAGAAGTATCCAAAGGTGTAGCGAAAGGTTTTGCAGGAGAGGCTACCGCCGAAGGATTGCAAGAAATTATTACCTCATCTGCTGCAGAGATTGGAGCAGGTGCAAGTTTACAAGATTTGTATAGCACTCCAGACTTTTGGAAACAAGTAGGAGAAGCTGCTGCAGCTGGTGGTGTTGCAGGTTTTGGTATTGGGGCAGTGCCTGGAGCAATAAATTACGCAAAACAAAGTAGATCAAAAGTTGAAGGAGCCTTTGGTATAGGAAAAATGAATCCAACTGAAACTGAAACTATAAAGAAAACAGGAGCTACGGTTGGTGATACTGTAACCATCGAAGGAGCTTATCAAGCAGATAATCCTGAATTTGAAACAGATGGCAATCCTCCAGAGTTTACCATATTGGGTGAAACAGTTAACTTGGATGGATCAAAAAATATTGTACTAAGAAACAACACAACTAATACTATTCAATTATTAAACGAAAAAGATGCAAGTAAAGTAATTAAAGTAGAAGAAAATCAAGTTGATAAACAAGACAAGGACGTAGAACCAGAGTATTTAGAACCAGAAAATATACCTAGTGAGGCAAGATTAAAAAGAATTGTAAAAGAATTAAAAAGAAGAGGTTACAATTCTACTGAAGTAATCAGAAATGCATTGGAAGCAGATAAGCTTAAGTCTAAAGAAGACTGGAAAAGGCGAAGAAAAGAAATAGTTGAGGAACAACAGAACGAATACAGACTAGAAGCAATAGCGGGCATAGGATACAGCAAACCTGCTTTTGTAAAACCTTACGATGATGCTATGAATAAGGGAGCTATAGAATCTGGAGAAACTACAATGGATGCGCTTCTAGAAAAAGATTGGATAAATTGGAGTAACATTACATTAGATAGAGCAGTAAACAATGGAGATCCAAATGTTATAACACCAAAACAACAAGAACAATTGACTAAATTAGGATACTACAATGGAAAAAACGGTAGGGATTTAATAGAAACACATAGGAGAGATTTCACACCAGTTAAAGATAATCCTAACATTAATAGAGGTAGACAACGAATACAGGAAATTATTGATCAAGGCATTCCATATGAGCCTATGACAGTAAGTACAAGAACTTTAGTAGAAAGTCGTAGGGTGCCCCCTTTAAATCAGCGTAATGATCAAGAATTTGAAAACTTAACACAGCAACAAAAACTAGCAGACTTTGAAACTGCGAAGGTTGATGAAGAAATACAATCATTAAGATTACAAAAAAGAAATCTAGATACAAAAGATCCTACGTATAAACAAAATATAAGAGATATAAATATTCAGATAAACGATTTACAAACTCAAAAAGAAGCTAGAGTATTGCAAGCGTCAAGTGCTTTAGGAAGAATAGATGCTATAGTTGATATATTAAATAGGTTAGATATTCAAGGTATTAGGTTTAATCCTAAACAAATGCTTAGAGCTGCTTTAAAAATAGCTAAGAAACAAAAAAATCAAATAGAAATAAATGCAATACAAGGGGCACTAGATAAGGCTAAACCTGAATATACTCCACTAGTTAGATTTGGAACAGGCACTGTATTTGTTTACTCAGACATAATGGTTGATACAGCTAGGAAAGAAATAAAATTCTTAGAGAGTCAAAGAAAGGGAGGGGCAGAAGGTCTTTCGGCGGCAGAAGTTGAAGCGTTAACTGATGAGCAAAAAGCAATTTACATAGACCAGACTGAAAAGATACAAGAGTTTCAAGATATAATAGAAGTTTCTTTAGCAAAAAGAAAAGAATTAAATACCTTACTAGAAAGTTTTAACATAGAACCTTTGTTGAATTTTAAAGATAACAAACCAAGAATACCTGGCGCTCAAACAATAGAAAAAGTTAAAAAACAAATTAGACAACTAAGAAAAGAGTTATATGGGTATGATGAAAATGTGTACGAAAAAAATGTAGATACTTATTGGAGTGTCTCAAACTATCCTAATTCTTTAGATCGTCCAAAGCTATCACTTGAAGCTATAAAGTCAATGGCTGTAATTAGTGATCAGTTTCAGAAAGAGCTTAATCAACTAGGGCTAGACAATCTTAGCATTAGATTAATTGATTCTATAATGACAGAAGAGGGCACAGTATTAAACGGTAGATACTTTGGAGGTTTAGGTTTAATCGAAGTTGCTATGAATGCTACTACTCCTGTTGACAATATAGCGCTAGCAGATTCACAACGTTACACCATGCATCATGAATCAATGCATTATATATTTAATAATTTATTAACACCAAAGGAACAAAATGTATTACGTGATGCGGCTCGAAAAACTTTAATTAATAGATACAACATTAAAAATAGATATGGTCCGTTTGGTTTAAATCAAAGTCAAATGGAAGAAGAAGCAATCTCTGACTACTTTGCAGAATATATGGCAACCACCCCAAATGGGGCATTAGATAGTCCTAAAGGTATAATAGGTAGAGTATTTGAAAGGATAAGAACTTATTTAATTACATTAGCAAATATACTTAGAAACAATGGATTAAATGGAGCCAATCAAGTGTTTGATAAATTAGACTATGGCACAGTTATAGCAAGACGAGCTATCATGTCTAAAACTGTTATGCAAACCACAGAGATAAGTAACATAGCTAAAGCTGCAGGCATATCTGTAGACGAAGCCCAGGCATTTATACAAAGAGGACTTAAAAAAACTAAAGTATTAAATTCAGGATATAATACAGGAAGTATTACAGATAACATAGGTTTATATAATTCATTCATATTATATCAACAACCAAGAACGGGATTAATGACTGATCCAAGTTTGCGGAAAATAACTACGTTAGTAAACGGTTTAATGAAATCGCTTACAACTAAAGTGGGTCTACCAAATATAAGTGAAGCTAATTATTATCTAGCAGAGCTAAAGAAAGTAACTTCTCAAGAACTGAATGCAGCAATAGCTTCTTTACAAAGTGCAGATTTAGATTTTGCAGGCAAGTTTGAAACATTCAGTGCTATGGAATTAGGGACTGCAACCAGGGCACAAAGACAAGTGATGAACCTTTTAGCTTCTTTAAATTCTAGAACTCAAGGCGTAGAAATATTTACTAACAGATTAAATAGAATTACATTACCGACTGAATCTGATTTAAGAATAGCAGGTTCTATTAAAAAGACATATCACTTTACTTCTCAAGGTTCAACTATTCCTGTGCTTGAAACAAGTAAAATTAGTGAATTAGGTTTGCATTTTGCAAGCAGTGAAATGCAAGCAAAAGATAGATACAACATGAAAGTAAGGGGAGGAGAGACTACGCTAACACCAGTCGTAGGAAGACGAACAAAAACGGGCGGCGTATTATTTCAAGATGGTCGCTTTGATATAGACGAAGCAACTGAGGAAGATTTAGGTAGTATTAATACAGCAATATTATACATTAACAATCCATTAAGGATGCCAGACATGGGAAACTGGGATACATTTAAAGTTTTAGAGAGGCTTACTGAAACACCTACCAGTAAAAACTTTAGAGCTTTTAGAACTTTTTATAAAACTATTGATGTTTCTCCTGTTCTATTTACAGAAAAAGAAAATGCTGCAATATCTCGTGCGTTAGGAGAAATTGAGGCTAACTTTATGGAGGGTAAAAGTCAGTTTAAAAATTACAAAAATATGCAGTCAGCTTACTTAGTAAAAAAAATAAAAGAAAAAGGTTATGATGGTATTGTATATGTTAACATGGCTGAAGGCATGCGTGCAGGTGATTTTGATAGGGGAGTAGAAAAAGGGGCACAGGAATCTTTTATAGTTTTTGATAGCAATCAAATACAAGAGGTTGAGTTTAACAGCAATCCAGATTTTACAGACATAAACTATCAAGCATCAGTGCAAATGCAAGAGTCAGTTGCAGATGATGAGTTAAGTAAACCTGAAACAATGAATAGACAACAACAGAAAAAAGGTGTTGATGATTTAAAGAAAACAGCAGAAGCCACTGATAAAATATTTGAAGATGGCAAAGAAGCTAGCTTAAAAGATATAAGTTTCTTTGGTAAGTGGGCAAACCATGCTAGAAACTTTGCTACTAAATATCCTGTAGTAGCAAGACTATGGGACTCCATATCTAGAATGGAACAAAAAGGAAGAGAAATTCAAACGCAATTTGTTATGGATATGAGAAGATACTTTGATGTTATAAACAATGTAGAAGGAGCAAAGGTGGCACTAGCTAAAGCTCACATAATATCTCAACAAGAAGGCGCACAAGGTAGATACAGAAGAGATGCCAACGGTCAAATTATATTTGTATCACCAATAGACATGACTACTGGGGGAACTGGTCAGAATGTTATAACAGTTAACAAAGGTGAAATAATTATATTGGAAGGGGATATTGCTATAGCCTACGAAGAAGCTCAACTTGCGATTCAAAAATTATTAGAAGAAATTAAAAAAGGAATGATAGCATCTAACTATGTAGATGATATTATTAACGCTGCTCAAATGATAAATATAATGGATCCCAATTTACTACAACAAGTAGGATTAGATGTTAATACATTGAATAGAGATACTGTGGAAAATATTAACTTTCAACAACTAAGTACTATAGTAGTTGGACTACAGACAATGGAACAAAGACAAATAGATTCAGCACAATTAGAATTATTTGCCCCTCTTCCTGTTATACAACAGTTACTAGGGACAGAGGAAGCAGGACTAAAAGCTTTACAGAAACAAATAGGCATATACGAAGAATATAAAACATTTGATTATGTGCCACTGCAAAGATATGGGGAGTTTTTTATTACTGTTAAAGATTCTGAAGGTAAAGTAGTTCATGCAGAGAGTATAGAAAAACCATACGTAGAAGAACGGGCAACAGGTCAAACTTTTGAAAAAAAGAAAGACGAAGTGATAAGCAAGTTAGCTGGATTATACCCAGCATCAGCAGGGTTTGTAATATCAGATGTAAAAGCAAGTAAAGATACAGAACGTGAAAAAGTTATACAAGAATTTTCTGCATTGGATGTGCTAGCATCTAAACTGCCAGAACCTAATGCCAAAGCTTACGCTGAAGTCAGAGCGATATTAGATAAACGTATAGAAGGCGGCACTTTAGTTGGATTTGACCAATTCTTAAGAGGCAGAAAAAAGATTGGTGGTGTTCCAGGATTTGATGGAGATATACTAAGAGGTATAACTTCGTTCGGTATGGTAGCTTCAGAGTACGCAGGAAGAAATAGATTTTTAAAAGAAGTAAGAGATCGAACATCAACTGCTATAAAATACACAGAGCAGCCTGGTAACCAAAGACCAAAGTTAAAAGAAGCTATACAAAGTATGGTTAGCTATGGGGTGGACAACTCGCATCATCATGAGTTCGCTTTACCTAGACGTTTGGGATTCTGGTGGTTTTTAGGTGGTAATCTATCATCTGGCATATTACAAATAATGAGTGCGGTGCAGTTTACTGGGCCGATCTTAGCTCAATTTAGTAACTCGGGCGCAGTTCTCAAAGAGATGACAAGAGCTGCTGCGGATGTAAGTAAAATGATTACATTTACCAACAATGAATTTAATGATGTTTATCTAGACTTCGATAAGATACCTGCAGACGTTAGAGAAGCAGTCAAAGAAGATGTGGCTAATGGTATTATTAAACAAGGACAAGCAATATACGAAGCAGGCATGGCTCCAGGATATGCTATGACTCCAACTGAAAAAACAAAATTACGATCCAAAGTAAGACAATTTGAACAAAGCGTTATGGGTGGTGTCTTTAATACTTTCGAGACTATATCTCGTTTAACTGCGTACATTGCTGCTTATAGAATATCTAACAATAATACAGTTATGGAGAGAGCAAATGAGTATTACGGTTCAGCTAATGAATTGTGGAATGTTTTTAAAGAACGTAGAGGTGGTGTGGCTACTCAACAAGATTTTGCTAGAATATTAATTGACGATACGTTTGGTAATTATTCTAAAACTAATAGACCTAGAATAATGAGAGGACCTGGTTCTGTATTCTTCTTATTCCAAACTTATATCAGTCAAATGTTTTTCTTATTACACAGACTAATGACACAGGGTGGACCTCAAGGTAGAAAAATGTTTGCAAGAGTTATGGTTATGCTATTTATTACAGGAGGGTTAATGGGTATGCCAGGCATGGAAGAGCTTGATCAAATTTACAAAATGATACAAAGAATGAGAGGTGTAAATGAAGACATGAGAACTGTAATGCGTGAAATGTTTACAGAAACTGTAGGCCCACAAGCTACAGAATTTTTAATGCAAGGTGCCATAGAAGCAGGAACGGGGGCAAGTGTGCAACGTAGATTATCTTTAGGTGAAGTGCCAGGGTCTGCTCAAATAAGAGCACTTATGGGCATGATGGGTTTCCCTACTGGAGCAAGAGCAGAAGAATTTTTAGGAGCACCTGGTGCGGTGTTTATAGATTCAGCTAGAGAAATGAAAGATATATTTTCAAGAGAAGGAACTGCAGCCTTTTACAATGATCTAGATTTATACATGGCAGCTATGCCTACATTTATTAAAAACCTATACAGAGCAACATACAAATATCCAACCGAAGGATATGTAGAAACTAAATACGGCACTATTGTTACTGCAGACTTAACGGCTTTAGATTTAATAAAGCAAGGTATCGGATTTACTCCTACTAAAATTTCTAAAGAAAGAACTGCTTTATATTATGACAAAGCAATAGAGGGTAAGTATAGTGGAAAAATTAGAGGATTTAATACTAAACTTAAAAGAGCTTATCGAGACATTTACATAGGACTAAACGTAAATCCTGATCCAGGCATGGTTAGAGATGCACAACTAGAAATTAATAAAATTATGAGAGAGATAATGGCGTTTAACAACAAAGTAGGATACGAGTACATGTACTTTCCACAATTAAGTAGATTGCAATCAGAGGGGATACAGCAAGCAAATACTACATACCGTAATCTTAAAACTGACAAAAGCACAAAACGTTTAAAAGATAAAATGCGTGAGTCTTTAAATATTAAAGATTCCAACTAACATTTCTATATATCCAAATTAACCATTCCATTGGATTATGCTGTCCGCCGTAAGGTGAATAGTGTAAAATTAAAGCTACGGATATTGCAAATATAATGACAGATACTATCGCTGCTTTCATGGAATAAGTTAATTATTTTTTAACTAAACTTCCACCAAAGTACAAACCAATAATAGCCGCTACTAAATTAGTATCTAATGGAGTTATAATAATTCCTCGTTGAGCCATAGGCACCCATTGCATTACTTCCTTACCTTCAAAGAATAAGAAACCTGGTTTCCATTCTGTGTACCCAACTATTACTTGTGCTTGTGGATCTATTAAAGGAAGTATCTTAGGTAAAACAACAATTGCAAAAATAGCAGTCAATGCTATGATTCTTCTTGTCCATTGAAAACCTACGTTCTCATACTCTCTTGCTTCTCTAAACGCATTAGTCTGTGCTTCTGCCCTTTGTAAAAGCATCTTCTGTTCAGCTTGTTTAGCTTTTATACTTTGTGACCAGATACTCATTACTCCACCAAGAACGGTAGAGCCTAGCATGGTTATCATTTCAAATGGCATTAGAAGCAGCCTTTAATTTTTTCTATTATACTTTTTATTTTTTCTTTTATTTTGTCTATCATTCTTTTCTCCAAAAGATTTTTTGTTTAACATATCTACTAAAGATTTAAATGTGTCAACTTTAGTCGTCATTGAATGAACTGTCCCAGTTACTGCTAACCTGTTTCCATTGATCGTCAATAGGATCTTTTTTATCATCAGCAATAGGTTTAGCATCGCCACCTATTTGCACTTTACCGATACCCATATCTGGTTTAGGCATCTCAAAACCTGTTTTTTTATCGTCATTCATACTCATATTATATCAAATAAAAGGGGCACATTCAAGTTATAATTTTATTGCTATAGTAACTAAAATACCTGCTAATAATACTATGATAATCAACAACTCCAAAGCCATAAAAGTGTGATACCATATCCATCTAGTTTTATAGGCATTGTCTATCGTCAAATCTTCTGGATCTGGCTCACCTGCAATACCTTTATCGGGTGCACCCCATAGTGTATTTATGGCTTCTTTTATTTTACCCACTGAACCCAGTCATTTTTAGTTTTAGATATCGTATTAGTTTCTGACAATATTGGCAATTGAAAAGTAACCCCATATTTAGGATGTGTAAACCACAGAGCTTGCTTAGGAATCTCAAAAGCAAACCTAGAACTAGCCGCATACTCATCATATCCCTTTAACGATCCATTTACTATGATTCCATTAAGAGTTATATATTGATGCCAGTGTCCCATAATGACATAGTCTATGGGCTTTTTGTGTGTGGCATACTCAGTCTTTATTTTTTGAACACCTCTAGCCACTGGACCAAGCATTCCTATTATACCTGCTCCGCCTTTAGCTCCTAATCTATCTCCATGTGTTAACAAGTAGTTTATGTTGTATACTTTGTAATAAGCATCGTAGCCCGTAGGAACCATAAATGTAATACGAGGATCTTTTTTGTAGTGTTTTTCCAACATTAGATAAAGCATCCAGTCAAAGCTAGTGGCTGCTGCTTGTTTATGTCTAAACTGTTTAAACATTCTGCCATGATTACCATAAGCACATGGTACAAATACTTTACCAAATACATCTGCTAAAGAATCAATTGCCCATATTAAATGATCAAACAAATCTAATACACATTCGATATTAGTTCCTGCATTTGTTTCAGTTAACTCTTCATGAATATGACCTGAGATCATGTCGCCGCCTAAAGCTACTACAATTCCAGGATATTTAGGATTAACCATGTGATTTGTGCACAGATCAATAGTAGTTTCTACAGTTGTTCTTAATCTTTTTTGTGCAATTTTATTGTTATAATCATTTAGATTATTAATGGAGTCAGGATCAACTACTTCACCCCAGTGAAAATCTGATAAAAACAAAGTAGGAACTCCAGGTGCCCCTTTGGCAGGAGAAGATTTTACTAACCACTTAGGTGGTTTAGGTGTATGCTTTTCTAACTTAAATACAATCTTACGTACATTTTCAGCTGTTATATTTTCTTTTGCAAGTTCTTGTATATGTTTTTTTAATTCTGAAATTTGTAAATCATATATAATCTTTTGTTCAATCAAGGCAGCTTGAGTATCTGGAGGATTGACAGAAGGTTTCAGCCCCTCTCTTTCAGCCGCTTCTAGCCTGCTTACCAGAGTAGTTCTGGGTATGCCTAAAGTTTTAGCTGCTTCAGATTTATTTCCTTTCGCAACTACTACAGCATTTAATGCTTCTAAGTTTTTATTTTCTGTTACCATTTGATACATCTCCATCATTAATAATTCTTCCTTGTCCGTCGACAATAGATCCTTCAGGTGCACTTTTCAATTTACCATTATCGTCGTACGCTTCAGCCACCACTCTGTAATATATTTCTTGATTAGTTCCTGGCACCATGTTGTTAGTCCATTCGCCAGTTCTTTCATATCGTCTTAGTTCAGACAGATTAGCTTTATGATTTAAATAATTACCATAAGCTTCTGCATGATTTTTATCTCTCTTACCTAAACGACGTGACACTTTATAAGCTTGTGCCGCCGCTTCTGTCTCTTGTTTCTTTAATTTATCTATGTCTTCCTGCGTATATTTTTTAGCAGGCTTAAGTTTGATGGGATAGTCTGGGTGATATTTCATATTCTCTCTCCTATAAAAAGCTAGGGGCAAACTAACCTAAATTAATTCGCCCCTTGTGCCCCCCTTAATTCGTATTATACCACGGGGAGGGGTTGTTTGTCAAGTGTTAATTTGCACTAACATCTACCAACTCACAAACACCTCCTGTGCATGCCAGTTCTTGAGAACCTGTGGTATTATCTTGATCTTCTTTAAACGCTGCAAAGTCCACACCTTTGGGCATTATTTTTAAAAGTTCGTCATATTGTTTTTTATCACAATCTTGGTACGGTGCTTGTTGATACACATGATCAGAGTAAGGCAAGAAACTTATACCTGCTACATGATCAAAGTTTTTATAAACCCAAGCACCTACGTCCATCCACTCATGATCTTTGACAGATATAGTTACTGATGGTTTATGTTCGCACCAATACTTTTGATACATCAACCAAGTTTCCAACTGTTGTATTGCTCCTACATCATTACGACAAATTGCACGGTCTGGTGATTTAATAGGAAAAGAAAATACGGTCACGGCACTTGGGTTTGTAACATCAGGTTCATTTGGAAAACCTTTCTCAATCATAAAAGTAGTCAGTGGATCTTTCGTATCACATCGCACAGTTCTTATGTAGTATGGACTATGTCTGGTATGTATGCCAGAAGCACTATCAACTAACTGACTGACCGTACCACTTGGTTTAACACAAGTAATAGCAGTTGATTGATTTATTTTTAATTGTTTAGCAAATTCTTTATTAGTATCTATCGCTACTTGTTTTAATTCAGAAAGCAATCCTTTATCTGGATTACTAGTCAATCTATTGTCCATAATACCTGTTAAAGATACACCTAATAGTCTTTCATCTTCTGTGTTTTGTTTCCATATCTTACGAATGTATTTAAAATCAGTAAGTGTAGATTGAAATGTACCTAGTATAGTAGCGAGTCTAATTTTTTCTTTTAAACCTAATTTATTATCAGTGCCACGCACAACAACTTCTGTAAGATTGCAAAATTGATAAGGCCTTAATATAATCTCTGAGCATGGGTTAGTTCCAAAATCATAATCACTTTCTCTACGCCCATTTTCAGCAGCTTTATTTTTGGCGGATTTCCTATTAAATATGCCACGTTCCCCTGACTTACTATCAAACAAACTTTTCCATTCGTGCATAAACAACCCAATATCTGGAGTTCTAGTATAACAAGCAGAGTTATTAGCTAGTGCTCTATGTGGATCTGTATTCCACCATTGTCCGCTTTTTGCTTTTCTCATTCTGTCATCTTGTATGTTACTAAGTGATAGCAAAGCACTACGCCTTACACCTCCAACAACTACAACCTCTCCAATCTTGCAAACTAAATCGTGACACTCAATGGCATCCAGCTTTCTGCCAGTTGCGTTCTTAAACATAGTTATAGTAAAGTCAAAAAGATTAACTAAAGGTTGTGGACCACTAGCTCTACCCCCAAATGTTTTTAGTCTAGCACCTGCTGGTCTTACTTTAGTTATATCTATCTTTGGAATTTGTCCACCGTACAACATAGCTAATAATTCTTTAAAAGCTTTTGCCCACCCCGTCTTACTATCTTGAACCACTATAACTGTATCACTTTCTTCCATAGTTTCATGGACTGGGGGCAGTTGTTGCACAAAGTTTCTTTCGACAGAAAATCCTACACCCGTCCCACACATAAGTATATACATCAACTCATCAAACGCTCTTACATTATCTATAGGAATGTAACTACAGTTGTACCCTGCAACATGTTCTTTGTCCAATGCTGTGCCTGCAGTCATCAATGCTCGCATAGACGGCATTACTTCTGCTGACAAAACTGCATTTTCTAAATCATTTCTAAGCACAGGATCTAGTGTATACTTGTGATTAGATTTAAGATGGGCTGCAATATAATCAAAGTAACGACCAACTGTTTCAGTCCATGTCTCTCTTCGATTATCGTTATCTAAATATCGTGCGTACCTGGAAGTGTGTATGAATTGTTGATATTCAGTCGGAAGTGTATTGCTCATGTGCAGTCCTTTCTAAAATTTGGGTAAGTTTGTATTATAACATTTTTCATTTTCACTGTCCAGATTTAAATCGTTTTTCCACAGGAAAAACTATATTCCCTTCTACTTTTATATAGCCAGAGTCTTCCATAGCTTTAATAGTTTGCTCTAATTCTCCAGGGTTAGGAACCTTTCTTAACAATTCTCTTTTAAATAACTTAAGAAGCATATGACTTCTGCCATTATTAAACAATGTACCATGCAACCAAGTAACCATATCGTGCGCAATACGACCAGTCCTGCCCATACCAAATCCCTCTAAAGCTTTAGGCATAGCAGCTTCTGCATCAAACATAATTTCTTTTGTTGTATCCCAATCTTCTTTCATTATCTTTCTGGTGCCCCTCCTTGAAGCAGAGACAGCCATAGCAATCTTTATAAAGTGGGATACTCTACGTTGTACATACTCAGACAAATGATTATCAGTAGGCTCTGGTGGTATACCATTATGTATATCTTCTTCTACGTAATCAAATGCATCTTTATCAAACTGCATAGGCCCATACATCTTAGCAATATCAGATAGATCTTGTACTAAATTATTAACAGTATTATCACTTATTCTTTTTTGCAAAAGGCTCTGTGGTATGCGATCACCCTCATAATATATGGGCAACATACGAGATAACAAACCTTGTGATCTTGCATCTTCAGGCAGATTATCTACAAATTGTTCAGGTGTTGCACAAGCTAGCCAATTAAGGCATGGACCTTTAATAACGTATTCACCTGCCGTCTTAGTCTTATGGCTATATTCCATTTTAGAATCCCACATATCAGTTAAGAACATCTGTAAATATCTTTCATGCCTGCTCATAAAGGTACCAAACTCTGACGTAACTAAAGTTAAAGACGAATCATAAAACTCATCCACCGCTGGGGTTGCAATTCTTAGGTCAAGTCTTGTGACCTTTGTCATATCTACTGCAAGTTTTTCTGGTGTGATTCTATCTTGTATAGAGTACAAAGGATACTTACGCAAACCATACTGGTCTAATCCTGAATTAAAATTCTGATCGTCTTCACTAGTACCCACTGGTGTAGTAAGTCTACTAAACACTCTACTAAAAGGTAAGATTAAACTAACTGATTTATTTCTGCCAGGAGGGGCAATCAATACTACAAATAAGTTTGAACGTATGTCATAGTTAGCCATAGGATACCACACTCTTCTACCCATAGCGCCAGCAACTGCACTCAGTGCACTCCATCTAGCAAAAGGCTGAGGTATAGGACTATCCTTTATGGCATCAATACATGCCTCACTAAAATCTCTGTAGTTTCTACTCATCTGATGTAATGTCTATTATATCACCTATTTTTTTAAAATCAATATTTTCTGTAGGTATGTTAACTAGTTTAACCACCTTTGCCTCAGTCTCTAGCCAGATAGAACCATCTTTTTCTTTATGACTAATCTTACAAGGACCTTCTATTTCTACACCATGACATGGTGTTTTGTTTTTATCTTCATAAACAACAAATGGATAATCGCTATTCTTATTGATAGATATTTTTTTCATGTTTACCTCCTGTGTTAAATTCATTATCCTTTGACATATTTTTTCATATCCTTCCAGTTGAGTCCTATCTCGCAATCTGATGGTATTATCATTTGTCTACCATTTACTTCAAGAGGATTCTTCATACAATTTAAAATTTTAGGAACAATCACGTCAGCTTTATCTTTTGGAAACTGTCCTAGTATGGCATCATGTACTTGTCCTAATATCTCCACATTATCATCTTTAAGTTCATTCCATACTCTGTATAAACCAAGGTTAAGCAAATCACCGATGGTGGATTGTGGCACATATGCAATTGCTTTGCGTAAGGTAGTGCCTTCTTCTGTGCGTCCCCAAAACTGTCTGCGACGACCTAATGGAGTAGTTAACGCACCACTTTCCTTAAGCTGATTAGCAATAGCACTGTGCCACTTTCGGATTCCAGGGAATGCCCCTTCGATACGAACGAGAGAGGAAGGGCCTGACCCTAGAACCGTGCCCCCATCAATCAGTTCTTGGAAGCCTCCTTCTCTGTCCTGTTTATGCCATCTCTCAAGAGATGCCAAAGCAACTACTCCTCCGTAATAAAGTAGTTGAAACCTTGTAGCATGAGATAACTTAATTTTAAGATGTCTGCCCAATGAAGTGGCTGACAATCCATAATTAGTACCATGCCCTGCTCGCTTACACATATCTCTGTAACTGAAGTGGCCAATGTACGGACGGTCTGCTAACTCTCTGTTTTGCACAGGGTCAGATGACCAGCCCATATTTGGCCACACCATTTTAACTACTTGTGTGTGTAAGTCTTCTCCTTCGCAAGCATTTATATACCCCTGATCGCCTGCAACGTAAGCAGTTACTCTCGACTCGGCTTGCTCTAGGTCTGCATAAAATAAAACATTGTCCCCATCAGGTACAAATATTTCACGCATATCTTTTGTGATGTTTTGTAAATTAGTGCCAGTGCCCCAAGGACTTTCTGAACTAGCCCATCTGCCAGTCTCAGTCCCTGCAACTTTAAAAGAACACCTGACTCTTCCATCACTATCTCGTTTACAATTCAGTATGTTTAACTGCTTGTCAATATCTCTTAACGCAAGTATAGTTCTGCAGAAAGGTCTAGCTCTAGGATACTCTTGTATTAAATGTTCGAGTGCTTCTTTATCTGTAGATACTTTTTGTTTACCCTTTACGTAAGATATAACTGGTGGTAATCCTAGCCACTCATACAAAAAACTTTTAAGTTGTGTAGGACTATTGTGATTTAAATCTTTATCCCAGACTGCATTAGCAAACAAGTGTAACATACGCTCAAGCTTAACACGAGATGAGACAAGGGGGGCTTTAAGTTTGCCCACTGCCTTTTCATCGACCTTTAGTCCACGCAACATCATGTGCATGGCAGGCTTTAACATATCTAACTCAAACTGATATGTTTTCCTATAATCGTGATCGTTCTTACCTAAATCTTTTTCTATCTTAGTCCATATCTCATGAGTTAATGTACAGTCTAGTCCACAATAAACCCATAAAGTTTGATCTTTAGACAGTGATTTCTGTGAGATCTCTGTGTTTTTTATTATTTGCATTTTGTTTCTCCTGTACAAAGGCAATCAACTTTTCAATAAACCATTTAGCTTTTTCTAAATCTTGAATTGGTTTGCCTTTGTGTTCGTATCTCCATAAATATTTTATAGCGTTGCCCTGCAAGTAAGAAGAAAACTCATTACCCAAACAAGACTTAATAGCATCAATACACTCTACTCCACCTTGTTTATAGTGAGGAGGAAAGTTTACTAAATCTTTACTGTCTTCTTCTATCATTTGCTACTCCCATTATATAATAAAATTCATCTCTAGTTTTATCAGGATCAAGATAAGCATAATCGCACACTGCATCAAAATCCTGCTTGTCGTTAATCAACCAGTCTTCTGCATCTTTTTTATATCCCATAAATTCTTTATCGTTTCCCATATAACTTATGTCTTGTAGTCCTTGATCTAACACTGCTCTCCATAATTCAATCTCGTTGTGTACAGTTATATCTGCATCTTGCAGAGGCTTTGCCGCAAAATATTGGGGACGTTTCATCTATGCCTCTGCTTTCGTACTCTTTGAAAAATTTGTTAGATTTTTCCATGCTCCCTCGTTCGTGTAAATAGATCCTAGATAGCCTAAACTTTTTTCTAGTTCGGGTTGTAGTACATGTTGTGCGTGCATGGTATCATGAACCACTCCCTTAACTTCTATGCCATACATGTGTCGCAACCATGATATGTCATACGTTTGATTTTGAGCAACCTTAGTTATGTCAGGATTGCTTAATATATCTCCCACTAATTTCCATACTGCTAACTCAGTATGATAATTATAAAAATCTTTTCCGTCTTCTTTCTTAAAAGGAATAACCATTGCTTTGGCTTTGTGTGGGGCAAACCCTATGCAAGTTATCTCATCATTTGCAGTCTCAATATCAAACGATAGAGGACTGTATGATGCATTCATTTTTTCACAATAAGATAAAAATTGTTTTACTTCTTCGTATGTAGGCTCGATACATATTTTTCTTTCTATAAAATCTAGCTTATCTATATTGGTAGCCTTCTTTAAATCAGATAGAACAGTCGGCCTAAATGAGTAATTCTTTAATACAGCAACTGGACTATAAGTAGGCATTACTTTATATTTATTATTAATTGTTTCAATAAACGAACCACGATAAGAACCTACCTTATCTAAACCACATAGTGCCCACAAAGCTATGCCTCCCATAGCTATAATAATTTTAGGGTTATATTCTTCTATCTCATTCCATAATCTTTTTATATCTTGTTCATATTCTTGTTTTAAATATCCGTATTGTGTAGGAGCAAAGTTCGATCTCCATTCTGTTTCTTTCTTAATATTTTTGTACTCACTTCTCTTGTAAAAGAAACTTTGTAGATTATCTTGTGCAGGCTTTAATTGGATTGCATGAGTGAGCATTGCGCTGCTAACATCAATGCCAGCAAATTTAAACATCGGATCTAACACCATCTGTGTAGACCCTACATTAATCTTACCAAGCCGAGCTTCAGTCGTCGTAGGACAATCCATAATTATGGCAAATGAATTCCCAGACTCAGGAAGCTGAGACTTGATTCGATTATGTACCGCAAACTCACTCATGTACAAACTTACTTGTTAATAATTCGTTTAACAGAAGCTTGTAATATGTCTTTGTTCTTGCCAACCATTTCGTGCTTGACTACACCAGAAAAATTCTGGCCAATAGCTTGCTCTAATAGTTCGCCAAAAGACTGATCTTCATCCATGCTTAGAGTATCTGTTAGGAAACTCTTAAGCGAAAGCGCAGGGTTCTTTTGCTTCATAGCATTGGGCGTTGCCCAGAACTCCATGCGAGTTGGCTCTGCGTTGGACAGATCTGATTCATCTAAGTCTGACTGAATCACACCTGTTGCCTTCACATTCACCTTTACAAGTGGTGTTTGATTCTCTCCCACTCGATCAGAACGATAGCTTGTGATCGTAAAATCATAACTACCTTCTGGTAAAACCACAGATTGTGGTATCTCTGTTGGTGACATACTTAAGAAGTCACTTACATCTTGTGTCATGGTATATACCTCCCTATTTAATTGACAACTTCTTCTTTGAGTTACTTTGGATTGCATCGAATAACTTAGCTAAATCTAACTCAGCATTCGGCTCTATAGCATTTAGAGTCGGTACTTTTAGATCCATCTTATGATCCGATACAGTCCTCAGTGTTCTCTCTGTGCCTTTGCTAGAACTTTTAGTGTCCACTCTACAAACACAGTTAAAGTATCGACCCAATTTTGTAGATAGCTTTGAGCCAACACTAGTTGGGTATGATTTGCTAATACCCAAATCTCCTTCCATGTACTGCATGTGAGTTGTTACCACAACATTACACGGAACTTCTGAACCAGTTATATACTGGATAATATACTGCACATCTCGTGCCGCAGTTCCCCACTCTGGTTGAGTAGGTTGCTCAGTTGGTTTCTTGTTATTAAATACAAGTGCCCCTCTGAGAGCCGCCTCACCCATCAGTGTCAGACTATCAATAACTAACACGTCATCTTTAGTCCAAGTTTTTACTGATCCAAAATCTTCATCTCCATCTTTCCAATTAGAAATTAAGTTTACACCTTTTCTAAATGCATCAGCTTTTCCAATGGAGTCTTTTAAAGTAACATACGAAACTCTCTTAACTGCTTCTGGTGTAAGCAAGTCTGGTAATATATCTAAACCATCATCGTAGTCTAAGATACGTAGGTTCTTTCCTGCATTTGCTAGTGCCGCCAATGCAGATGTTTTACCAGACCCACTGTCCCCAACTAATAAAAGTTTAGTAACATCTGCTGATATATGTTTTGATATGTTTGCCATTTATATCTCCTCTCAATTTGTATTATATCAAAATAAATTTAATCCGTCAATCATAATTTAATAGAAGAATACTTTTTTAATTTAAACAAACGCTTGAGTTTTTGCTCTTGCATGATGTCTTCATTTAAAAGATCTCGTGAACGAAGTAAAGATATCATCACTTCTACATCGGCGACCTCTTCGGATAATTTAATTAATTTATCTTTTCTTAATCCAGTACGATAACATTTTGATAATTCTTGTATCAATTCGCCACATTCCTCCATAGTAATAATTAATATATCTACTATATCCTGATTCATTCTGTTTCAGGTGTCCATTCTATTTCAAATTCAGGTTGTAACTCCACTACATTATCTTTGCGCAAGTCTTCGTGTACTTCACGATCAAATAATTCATCAATCACCATACCTCTATGATCTGGTGACTCATTGCAAATTTCTCTGTATTTGCAACCTCCATAATTACCGCAAGCAGTAAAGTCAGCAGGATAATAGTTTTTATCCGCATAGATTTTTGCCATAGACAGTTTGTGTATTGTATCTCCATACCATTCATCTATAATTGGAGCAGGAACTTTAAATACTGCACGATTAAACCTGCAAAAGTTTACACCAGTTTGTACTGCGTCAATAATAAAACCAACTATCGGCAAGCCCATAATATTTTTTGCTGCCCACAAATATGCATAGATTTGATTATTGGGGGCAAAGCCATTGAAGTAATAATCACTTAAACTAGCCTTAGTTGTTTTTGTGTCTACTAAATATAACTCACCATCTAGCTCAGCTACTTTATCAATGCGACCAGAAAATCTTAAACCGCCGTCAGATATAGGCACTTCAAATCTTTGTTCTAATGCAGGAGTACCATCAGGCATGGTTGCGATTTTAATAGAATCTTCCCAGTATTCTTCTGCTCTCCAAACAATAGCACGCAAAGCTGCCTCAAGATTTCTAGCTTTGTCATCAGATTTATTTAACTCTTCGCCATGCTCTATCAATACAATTTTAATAGCTTCAGTAACAGCTTGATCTTTTGTGCGCCCCATAAATCTAGCCAAGTCAAGTTGCTCGTACCCATCATGAACCGCAGACCCAAAGCCTGTAGCAGTAGAGTATACTTTAGATTTATAACCTAACAAATTTTGATAGTTATAGTAACGGGGGCACGAACTAAATGCTGAAAGACTAGACGTATCCCATATCATTTGTTTGGCATTGCCTCCTTCTAGCCACACATACTTTGGAAACTTTGGTGCTTCTATATATCCTATACCGCTATCCAATTTTATTACCTCCATTAATAATTATCATCTCTTCTTACCTTGTCCTTTGTATCTTTTATAATTACGTCGCTTGTGTTTATTCTTAGGCTTGCTTCTTATACTATTGCCTATGCTAGTTCGCTTTTTTGGTCCTGGTTCATGGGACGAATACGATTTCCATTTCTTTGCCATATCATGTATCCTTTAATAAAACCGACAACGGATCTCCGTCAAATTGTTTTGGTTTTGTGGTCGCTGCTTTGGCAGTAATTCTTTTACCTGCTTTCTCTGCAGCTCTTATATTTTCTCTAGTGCTACGTAAGTATGCTATTATTTTTTGTATACCAGCCTCGTTTTCGGATAGTTCTTTGGGATCCATCTCCAAGTATTCGCTGGGTATTTCAATGCGTTCTTCTTCACTCATTTTACTTGTTCCTCCACAGAGAGTAACTGTATATCTGGTACAGTTATAAGTTCTTTTGTTGCATCTGGGTGTAGATACTGCATATCTTTATGTGACCACTTAAAATTCTCAGATAGTTCTAAACCTTTTCTTGTCGCCTCATCTTTATCATATGCCTCAACTTCCCAATGTGTTGTATTCATATGTGTGAACACTACTTTATATTTGTTTTTCATACGCCCTCCTAGTGTATTGTCTCATCTTGTGGTACAATATTTAAATTACTAAATTGTTTAAAGTTTAAAGGATCAGTGGATTGACCAGCAGCAATCATAGCATCTACTAGTGGACCCATAGTGGATACATTACTAACGCACCCTGCAAATATTTTAAGAACACCTGCTGATCCTGATGCTAATAAAAACATACGCAACGAAACTTCTAACATAGAAGCCATGACTACACTTGGTTGATATTTTTCACACAATTCTTTTATAGGCACGTCCATAGCTTGTATGCATTCTTCTAACTCATCTACGTATTCTTGCATTTCAGTTTTTAATTTCTTCTTTTTCATCTAAAGTCCTTTCAATTCTAAAGTTTACAGCATGTAAAGACCTTTTAGATTTCTTCAAGTAATCTTTGTCTAGCTTATTCAATTTATCTCTGACTGTACGCAACTCATCTAAGTTGGTTGTAGTCACGATTATATTACGATTTCGATCGCTCGTCAAGTAATATTCTCTTTTTGTGTTCATTCAATTTTACCTCCAGTTACTTCATCAAACAATTGTAGTTGTTCCACTTCTAAAGCATGTGTAATTTTTATTTGTTTATCATCATGAGTTATCATAAGTGTATCGTACTTGCGTTCGTCCACATCTTCTACATTCTTCATCTGTTCTTTGAATGCTTTTATGTATCGACCAAACCTCATAGCTAAACTAAAAGGCTTGTCGCTTTTTATAATAACCGACGATTCATTCTCTGTCAAATATCTCTCAGCTTTTTCGAGTGCGTTTGATATATCTGTCTGTCGGTATAGATTGTATGTTTTTGGATTGTACGCCATATGCTTGCTCCTGTTGATATTCGTAATCATCTAAATCGTCTGCCACATATCGGCCAGATGTATCGTTATAGATGTCTTCAAGTGTTCCTGTTAATTCATCAAATCCTTCAACTAGTAATTCGTTTTCTGGGTAGTGATGTTTTTTTGGTCTTTTATTATTAGCCATAATTAGTTTCTCCTTATTAAGTGAAATGTAAACAAAGCAGTCCAACAAAGCCACGCAATAGATACAGGGTGGGGAATAGTTGCAATTGCTCCGATCGTTAATAGTATGAATACGCCATACGTAGAAGTCCATATCATACTTTGTGCTATCATGTCAAGCATTAGTTTCTCCATTCTTTAATGTTATCTTTAATGCTTACATATTCATCTGATAACCACTCATCATTAGGCTCGCCTGTGTGTATAAACATAGTAGCATTTACACCAGAAGGTTCGAGCAACACTGGTTCTGGTACATATCCTGCCCCCCTTTCCATGAGGTAAATGTATTCGTACTGAGCAGGGTGTACTGAGTATAGTTCTCCTTTTATTTTAAATCCATTATCTTTTCTAAAGACAATAGGAAATATGCCATTAGCATAGTCGAGGATATCATACTTGGGGGCAGTCACAAACTCTCCCAAAAATTTATGATCCTCAACTAAACCGTGCAGTCTTAAATCTTTTTTAAGTGTGCCATACACAAATAAGTCTATAGTATTCTTTGTCATTTTACTCTGTTTCCTCTCAATGCAAAAAATAAACCACCACAATAAAGTAGTAAATGAAAGTGTTCATACATTAGCACATACCACAAGCTCTCTGGTTCTAATATCAATATGACACCTGTCATTATGCCACATATAACTATACCTGAAAATCTAGTTAGCATGTCCCCAACACCAGGTTTAAGTGCAATTGTAAGACCACCGACTAACAATCCTAAACCTGCAAAAAATTCTCCCCAAGCAACAAAAAACCAAACTGACATGGGCAAACCAAATGCTTCTGCGTCTGATATATCAAGTGGTAGTTTTTGTAAACCTTGCAATATAAAAATGATACCTAACGGTACTCTCAGTAACCAGTTAGCACCTTTGAAGTCTGGTATCTTTTTTAAGTATTGTTCGAGTGTCATCATTACAATTCACTTAGTAGTTTAGGTAATATCTTTTTACTTTTGCCAAATGTTTTAGCATTAGCAATATCATCTTTGTTTAATGTATTATCACCAACAACCACTAATGCAATCATACCCAAACCTTTGTGGGGTGTACATTGATATAGATATACACCAGGAACTTTAAATGTAAATGAATACTCTTTATTTAATTTACTTTTTTTAGGTATTTCAAATCCATCAGGTCCTGCAATAAACTCTACATTGTGACCTTTGTCTGTTGGCAACCAAGTAATTGTTTCGCCCACATCTACTCTAGATATATCCTCTGAGTAGACCATCTTAGCACCATCATCTCTTTTGTTAAGCATATCTACTGTTATATCAGCATATGCTGTTGTTATATCAAACAATATAACTAAAATTAAAATTATATATTTTATCATAATCACAGTCCTAACAATCTAGCGACAGGATCAATGCACAACAATGCTGAGATCACCACACCCATAACGACTGCAATAAGAACTAAATTAGGATTTCCATTTGTCATAGTCTCGTCACCTCTCTTTTAATTATGTCAAGTAATTTTGGATTATCACGGAACACACCCATCAACCAATTCGTCAAAGTGTTGGTGACTTGTTCCTCGTTGTCGTCTTCTTTCAATGCACCTCCGTCAGCATTTAACGAAGACAGATAAACTATGGCATGCATTATCTCATGTAGTAATGTATTCGCATAGTCAATTCCGTCAACTTCTTTTTGTATTTCAATTCTGTTTTCACGAGACAGATACTGCCCCCAACAATCGGCATTGTTCTTAGTAAAAGAAGCAGTAACTCTATCTATTTTAATATCGGCAAAGCCAACCTTTACTTTATCTAACTCTTTGATTTTATTGCTCAAAACTAATCTCCATATCTGTATTATACTTTCTTTCTTTTCTACTGTCAATCTTTTTATTAATCTTTTTATTCAAAAGACTTTCAGTAATTTCTAAATGTTGATCGCTAGGTATAATCAAAACTCGACGATTAAATCGTGCAACCTTTAAAGGTAGATTACATCTTTTAACTAGAGATGATAAATGCTGATGACTCCACTTAGCATGTGGCAAAGTTCGTCTGAAAAAATACAATGGTTTATTTTCTTCATGTACTTTACGAGCTAGAGCAGTGTGGTTTGTACATTCATCTTCATTGATACAAACTCTGTCGCCCTCATGAACATATCCCTCGTCATCTTCCCAATCATTTTCGTAATCATAGAGAGGCGAGATATATCTAATGCATCTAGCATCACGAAAGTAAGCAGGCAAGAAATCTTTTTTAGTATGCGTATGTGTTTTCATAATCGTAAGCCCTTTCTACTTCATCTTCAAAGACATGCAGTTGCGATTGCCCATACTTATCAATAAACATTTTTCTTGCAGTCGGTACATCACGCACCTCTAAAATGTATTGTGAATACTCTTGCATTTCCATCAACCAATTTTTTACTCCACTCATTCTAAGCCTCCATCTTTCTGTGCAAGAAACATAAATCATCTATTGCTAATTCAACAAAGCTATTCTCTTGCATGTTTTTTATTTCGCATATTCGTTTCATCTCTTCATAGGTTTCCTGCGAAATTGAAAAACCTACTTTAATAATATTTGGGTTAGTCTCTTTATCCATGTCAGTTTTCTCTCTCTAATTTATAGACATCAACAGGTATTGTTGTTACTGTGTCAGTTATTTCAGGCACATTGACTGATTGCACTATGCTCCGTTGTGAATCTGTTACTGCATGAAACACAGCAATCAATGCCCATGCCCATATAATTCCTAATATAAAATAAACTCCAAATAATGTTTTATTCATTCCCCATATTTCTCCCATACTTTTATCTCCATAATTGTGGGGTAACAACGATTGGCTAACGAGAACTCGCTTGGCAATACTGTTGCCCCCATGATTCAAACTAACTGCACACACATAGTTAGGTTTGTGGCAAAATAGATACATAAACTTTCGCCACACCACTTCTCTTTGGCTCTAATCTCCTGTACGAGTACGACTTATTTCGCTCGACCAAATGTATCTAGTGGCATGAAAGCGATTGAGTAGCCACACTCAATTAAAACTACATTGTCTTACCAATGATGTACTTGGCGAGGTTGATTATGTCAGTCAATAAACCAAGTCAAAGAAGGCTTTAACTGTCGCTTTCAATTCCGTATTATATCATATATAAAATATATTTCAATAGTTTTCTTTTCGTATATCACCGAACAAGCACCGAGTGATTACCGAATGGCAACGGTTTGGGGTATGACACCCCTGTACTGCTATATAATATACGATTATTAATATATTATTATTACAATATATAGTATATATCTTTGGACAATACATACTAATCTTTACACCTGCCCCCCTTGACAGAGTGTGTCCAGTCGGTATTCAATCGGTGTTCTTTCGGTGTTCATAGCGAGAGAGGGGTATATATTCCCTCTCTCTATCAGTTACAACCTAGCTAGGTGAAGGTTTAACCTTACATAACGCAACTGAATATTGTAACATCTTTTGGGGCGATACCCTATTACTTATTTGACATTCTGTAAGCACAAAGATCAAATAGATAGTCGGCTACACCTTGAGGATTCGAGACAACCAGATCTTCGATATCCTCGAGACTTGCCCCCACAAGCATATCATCTGTGATGTTAAACCACGAATTGTCATCAGGCTTAGATGCCGTACCATAGATATCATCTTTGTATGCGTCATCTCCATACTGCCAATCGTCCCAAGTAAGTCCACCATAGCTAGTTCTCTTACCATATTGAATCACAGATTTCTTATTGTTGGCTACATCATAGTTATACCCAAGTCCTCTACTAATAGAATAGGTATTGGATAGCCAACCAATTCCCTTGACATCTTTACCTTCATCAGAGTTGATGATCGTAAATTCTTTTGTCTTACCATCTAAGAACACTAGCTTATCTGTACCAATCATCTCACCCAATGATTCTTGCCATTCGATATTGTATAGCAAGTTAGGATTGTTAGCTAGTTGTGGTTTGATAATCCACTTGATAAATTGATGGGTGTCAGACTTACCTTTATCAATCATAGGTGTAGGTAAGTTTGGTCCATTATGCATGAGCCATAAATCTCTTCCATGATCTTGTTTATTAAGAACTTGAAATGGGTGAGACATAGCTCGATTAGTTTCGCCATGCGTATTGAATCTAAAATGCAAAGCCATAGGAATGTCCATATCCTTGTATGACTTCCACATTTTTTCTACATCAGCGAAAGTTTTTGGTACAATTTTGTGGGTATGAACCTTGCCCTGATTGAATAGCATAAGTCCAAAGCCATCAGAATTGTTTTCGTAAGCACACTCTAATAAATCTCGATTGAGATTTTTAGGTGTATCAGTTTGTATAATTAAACACATAACACACTTTCCTTTCTCTAAAGTTAAAAGTTATTGATTGACAACTGCGTCAATCGCTTGGTCATACTGTCTGGTAATAGACCTCGAAGGTATACCAGATAGATAACCCTTACGAACTAGCCAACCATAGAAGTATGGATAACTAGCACGATTCTGAGGTGATCGGTTAAACCACTTCAAGAATTCCTTGTAATGCTGATCAGATTCTCGGCAAGTATTTTGTTGTAAGAAATCAACCAGAGCATAACTAAATTCCAATGCTCGCATGATTCCATCTTTAGTCAGATTACTTCTGAAGATTCTCAATTCAACAGTACTGGAATGAGCCACATTTACTGCCTCGTATTTATTATAGTTTCGTTGCCCACCATCGGTGACTTTCTTTTTACGCATAACTGCATATGAGGTACAGTCAGAATCCTCGTAGAAAGTCTCGGAACGACCAGCAATTCTCTCAATAAATGATCTGTTAAATTCATTATTGATAAACACTAACAGTTTACCAAGTTGTACAGATGATAGCATTTTACGATCAAGATGAATATGCATACCTGCGGTATCAGTATTCCAACCCCTGACAAATGCCTTGCCTTCATCATCACGCAATACACCTGAATCAAATAATTCTTCAATTCGTTCTCGGTGGTATGCTAGAGTACAAGGGGCAGACACTAGCTCGAACCCATGACTTAACGAACCATCACTTTTAAAGATACAATAGTCCTCACTAAAAACATTTCGTATCTGTAATGGCAAGTCATCTGGACATCTGCTCGTAGCCTCCATCTCTATCTCAAGCCCTGACCATCTTTGTTTATGGCGAGGTATTGAGGATTCTGATTTAGTGTGCATGAAGTATAAATAATCCAATGGATCACAGTCGTACCGATATACACCCTCAAAACCTGAATCGTAATCCTCGTCAGATGGTTCTTGGTATTGATCCCAAGATTCATAGTCATCATCTCTGAAATAGGTATCGGCTTCATCACAATAGCTGTATTGATTTTGACAACACTCGCCAATTATTTCATCACCATTGTAAGCAGATATTGCGTCTCCATCTTGGCAATAATCATCGCAATTATTACAGGTAATTAAATCATAGTAATCTGATTTGCTTTCGTGGTATTCATCAATGATCTTATCAATAGCCATATACAATTGCCTTACAGGGCTATCAGGTACATCTGAAGCATAGTGGATCACTCTATCTGAATGAATTTTAAACAATCCCCAAAGTCTGCGATTGTGTACCTGTAAATCGTAGAAGAAATCATCTGCTCTGCTCCACCCACCAAACCTGTCCATAACATCATATATATCCTCGTATTCGTTTCCAATAATTCTATTATAAATAGCTCTTGAAAACGGATAATCTTGATCTAAGTGACTTGTTTGTTGGTAGATAGAAAACAGTTTTTGAAAATGCCTTCGTAAAAAAACATAGTCTAATTTAAACATAATTAACCTCGTTTGTTATTAATTAAAAATCCTACCGACTTGATAGGAAACTAGCCATACATACAGTATGACTAGCTTTCTGTCAAGTATTATTTTTGATTGTATTCTTTAACCGCTTCAATTTCTTTCTTTGTTTCCAAAGGGTCAGGGTAATAGTAATTTTTACCAAGATATTTGAGCAAGCCATTCAACCGCTTTCTAATCTGCTCATTTACTTGAGCTATTTCCTGTTTACTGATTTGAGTTACATTGTAGTCAATCTGCTCAACCCAAAAATCTTTTTTTAGTTCCATACCATCAATTAGTAGTTCTTTAGCAAATTGATTAGG